AAATAAAAGTTTCCAAAAAAAGTGTAAGGATCGTAAGGAATCGTGTTTTCCTGATTAAAATCAAAGGGTTAGGCCCTTACAAAAAGTGTAAGGAATTTCTTCAAAGTGTAAGGTGTTTGATTTTAAAGGACTTTTTTTAATGTGTTGACACCCTCCACCGTTTTGGGTACTATCTTGCATACCTCTACCCCGACTTCGGCTTCGATATGACCGACCACAAAGACCCTTCCGACGATCTCATTTCCCAGAAACCTAAGAAAGGTAAGGGCCCGCCTCCTGGCCTCCGGGAGATCAAAGCGAAGAACGCTATGAAGGGCAACCCCACCAAACGAATCCGTTCAATAGTCAGTGCTGTCGCTTGCGGTGCAACGTATGCAGACGCTGCGATGTCCGTCGGCATGCCCGTCGACCCTTCACACCCAAACCGCGCGGCGGAAGACAGGCTGAGAGCGGAGGTTAATGCAAAAGACATTTTTGAGCGCCCATACGTCAAGAAGATGGTTACTGAGTATCGGGCCCAGACCGCGCTGGAACACAACATCCGCCGTGACAATGTAGTTAACGGAATGCTCGAAGCAATCGAGATGGCGAAGACTTTGGCCGAGCCCATGACCATGATTGCAGGCTGGCGAGAGATAGGGCGCGTGTGCGGATTTTACGAAGCGGTCAAGGTAAAGGTCGAAGTTGGGGCTTCTGGAGCCTCTTTGTCGGCCCGTTTGAACCAGCTTTCCGACGACGAACTGCTCCGCCTGGTATCGGGTGGCCAGATCAACGAACGGGGTGAAATTGTGGATGGATCTTTCGAAAGGGTAGACGATGACTCAACCACCAACGGACAATAACGAGAACCAGGAACAACCCCTCCCACCGGGGGACCTGGCAAAACAAGAGCTGGCCAAGAGGATCCTGTCCCGCCGCAGGCTAATCCACTTTACCAAGTCCACGCTCCCTGAGTACGAGGCGGGTTGGGTACACAACGACATGGCTGCTCGACTCGAGCGCTTCTCCAGAGAGGTGACCGAGAAGAAGTCCCCCCGGCTGATGTTGTTGGTCCCTCCCCGCCACGGAAAAGCCATCTACGACGAAACCCCGGTCTTCACCCAGACCCGAGGGTGGATCACCCACGGCGAGCTGCTCCCCGGGGACATGGTCTTCCACCCGAGTGGCCGACCGGTAGTGATCAAGGAAGTGGCCGACCCGGTCATGGGCGACTGTGAGGTGGAGTTCTCCGACGGGGAGAAGATCAGGTGTCACGAGAACCACGAGTGGACTGTCTACGATCGCCGCCGGGCGCAGTGGGCCACCTACGAAACCCGCGAGCTCCCCGACATCCTGGCCAAGAGCACCCGGGGCGAGCTGCTGCTCCCCCCGACTTTCCCGTTACACGGCCGGCATACCAAGGTCCCGGTCGACCCCTACACCCTGGGCGTGTGGCTCGGTGACGGGATGACTGACTCCGGGGTGATTTGCGGCGCACCCGAGGATCTGGACAAGATCCTGGCACGTCTTCCTTCCTACCAGGAATTCGGTGCCGTGCGAATACACGCGAATACGGGCTGCAAGTATGTGTGCCTCTTGCACATACGTGCCAAGCTGCGGGCACTCGGCGTACTCGGCTGTAAGCACATACCAGAAGTCTACTTCTCACTGCCTGAACAGCACAGGCGCGAGCTGCTCGGCGGCATCGTTGATACAGACGGGTCACTGTGCAGGCGCGACGGGAGGGTCCGGGTGTGCACGAACGTCCTCGGCCTGGCCTACGATATCCGGCGCCTGGCCCGAAGCCTCGGCTACCGGGTGACGATCCAGTACCGCCCGGCTGACCGCCGCGAGAGAAAGATCCGCTGGTCTGGTGCGACGGTCCGAGGTGGCGGGTACTGGGTGGTCGGCTGGGTCCCCTATGACCGCAGTGGTGGGGGCCTCGCACTGGAGCGCAAGATACCGACGCGGTCTGGCCGGCCCAAGTACCGGACCGTCCGCGCAGTGCGCAGGGTCGAGCCATTTTCCGCCCGGTGCGTCGAGGTTGTCTCCTCCGACGGCCTGTACCTGGTTGGCGAGGCACTGATCCCGACGCATAACAGCGAGCTGGCCTCGATCCGGTTACCCGCCTGGCACCTGGGGCACAATCCGACGCACGGGATAATCAATGCGGGGTACAACCTGGACCTTCCCATGATTTTCTCGCGCAAGGTTCGGGGCTTGCTGCGCGATCCCTACTACCACTCGATTTTTCCGGACACCCAGCTGGACCCCGAGTCACAGGCCACAGAGACCTGGGCCACGACCGCGGGCGGCGGATTCGTAGCTGCCGGCGTGGGGGGCGGATTAACTGGCAAGGGCTGCCATATCTTAATTATAGACGACCCAATTAAGAATATGGAGGAGGCGGACAGCGCAGACCGCCGCCAGCTGATCGACGAGTGGTACCAGTCCACAGCCTCGACGCGTGTCGCCCCTGGCGGCGGGATACTGCTCATCGAGACGTGGTGGAACTACGACGACCTCGCCGGCAGGCTGCAGCAGCGCATGCGCCTGGATCCGATGGCTGACCAGTTCGAGGTGGTGCTGTACCCGGCCCTCAGTGCTACGTATGAGTACCGCGACGAGGAGTCGCCCAGGCATGAGATCATCCGGACGGCAGAGCCGATCAAGGACGCCCCGGAACACTACACCCTGTTGCGCGGTCCAGACCAGGCGCTGCACGAGGAGCGCTACTCCACAAACGCCCTGCACAAGATACGGGCCAACCTGCAGCCGCGGATATGGTCTGCCCTCTACCAGCAGGCGCCTGTCCCCGACGAAGGCCTGTACTTCAGGAAGGAGCACTTCAGGTTCGAGCACTTGCCGCCTCTCGGCGAGCACGTGAATTACTACACCGCCTGGGACTTCGCGATTGGCTTGAAGCAGCAGAACGACTTCACGGTAGGGGCGACGATCGCGCACGACGACTATGACCACGCATACGTGGCGGATCTCGTACGCTTCAGGGGCGACAGTTTCGAGATCGTGGATTCCATCGTGACGGTAGCCGAGCGCTACATGCGGATATCCGGTGGACGCTACGTAGTCGGGGTCGAAGACGGCCAGATCTGGCGGTCAATTGAGCCGCTATTGCGCAAGCGCATGGATGAGCGGAAGGTGTTTCCTACCATCGAAGTGATGAAACCGCTGACGGATAAAGTGGCCCGGGCCAGGCCCCTGCAGGGCCGGATGCAGCAGGGGAAAGTATCGTTCCCGATGGACCCGCCGTGGAAGACTGAACTCCTACAGGAGATGCTGCAGTTCCCTGGTGGCGGGCACGACGACATCGTGGATGCCCTGGCCTGGGCGATCAGGCTGATAACAAATGCGGCGCCTCCTAGACTTCCGGACCCGCCCAAGGTACCATCGTGGCGTGATAAGATACTCAACACGGTGTCGGGTGGCAACCTGACCCACATGACCTCGTGACCCGGAGACCCAGATGGCCCAGAAGCGCACAATAACCGGAACTGACCTGGCGCGCCAGATCTGGGCCAGGTACACGTTCCTACGTGACAACGGGCACATGGACTATGTGCTGAAGGCCGAGAAGTGTGAGAATTTCTTCGCCGGCCAGCAGTGGGAGAAGGAGGACCTCGCGTACCTTAAGTCAGTCAAGCGCCCCGCCCTGACGATCAACAAGATCATCAGTACCATCAGCAACGTGATGGGCGCCCAGATCTTCAACCGCACAGACACCGCATTCAAGCCTCGTAACGAGGGGGCCACCGCTGAAGTCGCCGACGCCCTGACCAAGGTCTACATGCAGATCGGGGACAACAACCAGCTGACGTGGGTCCGCAGCGACGTGTTCGCAGATGGGATCATCACGAGCCGGGGTTTCTACGACGTCCGCCTGGACTTCACCGATAACCTGCGCGGCGAGGTGCGGGTCACCCAGCGGAATTGCAAGAACGTACTGATCGACAACGACGCGGATTCCTACGACCCCGACGGTTGGGCCGATGTTATTTATACCGAATGGCAGTCACTTGACGACATCGAGATGATGTACGGCAAGGCCGTAGCCGATAAACTGGAGTCTGCGTCGGATACGATTGTGGACGGGGCGTCAGACGACCTGTACATGAACCGCGACCGCTTCGGCCTGTCTGTGCCTTATGGCCAGGCGGACAGCTCCGAGGTAGCCGCCCGGCACAACCGCCGCATCCGCGTACTGGATTACCAGTGGAAGCGGCTGGACAAACTCATGCACTTCGTCGATGTGCAGACGGGCGACATGCGCCCGGTACCGGATAGCTGGGACCGCGCACGGGTAGACCAGTACCTGGCGGGCAACCCTGACCAGGCCATCACCACGAAGCTGGTCAAGCGCATCCGCTGGACCGTGGTGGCCGGCGACGAGGTCCTGCACGACGACTGGTCCCCCTACAAACACTTCACGATCGTGCCTTATTTCCCGCACTTCCGCCGTGGCAAGACTGTGGGCATCGTCGAGAACCTGCTGGGCCCGCAGGAATTGCTGAACAAGGTGTCGAGCCAGGAGCTGCACGTGGTGAACACCACGGCCAACAGCGGCTACAAGGTCAAGCGCAACGCCCTGCAGAACATGTCTGCTGGCGAGCTCGAGCAGCGCGGCGCCCAGAGCGGCATCGTGATCGAGCTCGACGACCTGAACAACCTCGAGAAGATCACGCCGAACCCGACGCCTACGGGGCTCGACCGCATCAGCTACAAGGCGGAAGAGCACGTCAAGAGCATTTCGGGTGTGAGCGATTACATGACCGGGTTTGCACGCGAAGACGTGTCGGCCAAGTCGGTCAAGGCCAACCAGGCTGGTGGTTCGTCGAACCTGGCCAAGGTCCAGGACAACCTGAACCGCACAGACTACCTGCTGGCCAGGAACATCCTGGACATCGTGCAGGAGTACTACACAGAGCCTCGCCTGGTGCGCATCACCACCGACAAGATGACGAACCGCACGGACACCGTGCAGGTGAACCAGCCAACGCCGGAAGGCCAGATCCTCAACGACCTGACGCTGGGCGAATACGCCGTCGTGATTACGAACCAGCCGGATCGTGACACGTTCGAGGAAACACAGTTTGACCAGGCCCTGCGCCTGCGCACTGAAGCCGGTGTACAGCTGCCGGACAAATATCTGATACAATCGTCGCGCCTGAAAGACAAGGCCGAGATTGTTCAGGCCATGGAAGGTGACCAGAACTCTCCTGAAGCCCAGAAGCAGAAAGAACTGGCTGCCCGGAAGGCTGAGGCGGAAGTTGCCGGTCTCGAAGCAGATGTCGGGTTGAAACAGGCCCAGGCCCAGAAGGCACTCGCCCAGGCTCAGGAGGCCGGTCAACCGGCTGGCACGGACGCTTCTCTCCCGCAGGAGCTGTCGCTGGAGGCACAGAAGCTGCAGGCGGAGATCCAGCAGGCAGAAAAAGAGCTGGCGATGAAGAAATATGAGATCGACGTCACTTTGGCGCAGAAACAGCGCGAACTTGACGCAAAAATCCAGTTGGAGCGGGACAAACACGCCGCCGAGGCGCGCCAAGCCCAGCTGGACCGTGAAAATGAAGTAAAAACAGCCCGCCTGGACGCTGTGAGACAGGCACTTTCTCCCCCACCAGAGGAAAATAAAACATGAAAACCCGCCATTTCTTGCTTTCTCCCGCCGGCGACGGCACAGACCTGGGCGGTTCGGCCGTTCCGGTAGTTGACGACCCGTTTGGTAACGACTTTACCCCCACAGACACCGATCTGGAGGTCGACGATGACGCCAAACCGGTCGAAACAGACGATGACGCGGGCGCGAGTCCGGATCTTGATGCTGAAGGCGAGGAAACGGACGAAGAGCGCATTGAGCGCGAGGCGGAGGAGGCCCGGATAGCGCGCGAAGCCCGCATCCGTATCCCTAAAACCCGCTTCGACGAGGCTGTAGGCCGCGAACGCGCCCGTGCAGAGGCGGCCGAAGCCCGCCTGGCCGCCTTCGAGGCCGCCCAGCGCCAGCAGGCCGCCCCGGCCAAGCCCGATGTGGTGGCCGCAGCTGCCCAGCAGCTGGATACCCTGCAGGACAAATACGAGGAGCTGCTGGTAGACGGTGAGCGCGAGCAGGCTCGTGAAGTCCGCAAGCAGATTAACCAGCTCCAGGAGTATATCCAGACGGAGCGGGCCAACCAGTTGGCAGAGACCGCACGCGCCCGCACGCTCGGCACCCTGAAGTATGAGTCCACGCTGGCCAGTATCGAGCAGCAGTACCCGGCGCTGAACCCGGACCGGGCGGATGAGTATGACCAGGTCATGGCTGACGAGGTTGCAGGCCTGATGCGCTCGCTCATGCTCTCGGGCATGGAGCAGGTGCAGGCGCTGCAGCGGGCAGTTAAATATGTCGCTGGTGCGCCGCAGGAACCGGCCAAACAAGCGGCCAACGCACCCGCCAGCCGCGAGGAGCAGGCCCGCCGCAAGGCAGCCGCAGCCGCCGCAGCCCAGCCCCAGCCTACGGACCTTCGTGGCAAGACTGCAGCCCCGCCGGCAGCGCCGACGATCAAGCGGATGACGCTGGAGCAGTTTGCCAAGATCCCGGAAGCCGATCTGGCCAAGATGCGCGGTGATGAACTCTGATCAGGTCGACATGGTGATAACCCGGGCCGTGCAGGCACTACTGTACGTGCTCGGGGTTTTTACGCTATTATGTATCTGCCTGACCCTGCTGCCCGCCTTCGTGGCGGGGGTCTGGACAGATGATTTTGCGAACATGCGCAGTTTTTGCCGAAAATTACACACGTGGAGGACGTCATGTCTACGAAAGCTCAAAAAATCGTTACGTATTTCGTAGCCCGCCTGCGGGAGCCGTCCTCATACGCGGCCCTGGCAGCCATGCTGGCCCTGTTCGGTGTGATTACCCCGGAGCAGCAGGCCCAGTTGGACCTGGCTATTCCGAGCCTCGTTCAGAATCTGTCGCTGGTCGCTTCGGTCGTCGCCGCAGCGTTCGGCGGCCTGTTGTCTGAAAAGAAAGGGGAGTGACATGTCCAGATACCTCCAGCCGCGTTCCAACGACGCGATTGATGTAAGCACGTGGGCGAACCGGATCGAAGCCGGTTCGTACCCCAACCAGACGATCTTCGTTACAGACATCGGCCCGTCCGGGACAGAGTTCCGTAGCAATGGCACCCGTTGGGTCCCGTCCCACGCCCGGGTGTTGCTCGGTTACATGCCGCTCCCCTGTGTCATCGCACCCACACTATCGTCTATCAGCGCAGTGGGCGCATTCGTACTTGGCACAGCCGTGACAACGAAATACACGAAGTGCTACATGTATTTTGCCGCAGGCGCCCTGTACACCGCCAGCGCTGCAGGCTTCTACTACGCGACTATGAGTTCGACCACTGCAGGCGTCGTGTATAACAACACTTACACGCCGGCGGCCGGTACCCTGCCGATAGCACCTGCGTCGCCGACGGCGTTCGCAGATCTATCAGGCGGTAGTTTGACGGGCTCCACATCTGAGGTCACATTCTTTGTGCAGCAGGTACCCGGTACTATATTGGGCGCATACGGAGCGATGTATTCCGAAGCGCTGTTCGAGGCTGCAAGTACCGCCGGGGCCAAAAACACCTACGTTTATATCGGCACCGACACTGCGACCCTTGGAAACAACACGATGGTTGGGCTACAGTCGTTGGCGTCAGCTAGCACCTGTAGCGGCCGGCACGTGATTCGTAACCGCGCTACAGACGCGCAGCGCTCCGCTCCGAACTACCAGAACACCACCACTGGTTCGGGCACCCCATACACAGCGTCCGTGGATACAGAGAGCGATTTCTACCTCTTCTACTCACTCAAGCACAGCGGCGCGGCTACTGACGTTATTGGGTGCTCCGCCATGCTAATCACTGCCGAGGTTCCCGTATGATCCAGACTTTTGAATATCCAGCCCAGGCAGCGCAGCTCGAAGAATACCTCGAAGCGAACCCGGAACACGCGCTGGTACACAATGGCGCGCATATTTCAGTGCTCACCGGCGACACACTGGCGGCGTACTTGGCGCGGGACAACGCTTGACACTGTTTGTTTTTATTGGTACAAAGAACACATATCGCATGCCCGAGGCGAAATTCGGCAAGTAAAAGACACCCAAACCCGAATTTTTTGAGGAGGCCGTCATGGCACTTACCAATTTCGCCGCTTTGACCAGCGAGCAAAAAACAGCTTGGAGTATGGATCTGTGGAAACACGCCCGGAACCAGTCCTTCGTTTCACAATTTCTCGGCAAAGGCCCGAACAGCCTGATCCAGCACGTCACTGAAGTTAAAAAATCAGAGAAGGGCGCCCGCGCCGTTATGACTCTGTTGGCTGACCTCGAAGGCGACGGTGTAGCGGGCGACCGCACGCTGGAAGGCAATGAAGAGGCGATGAAGACCTACGAACAGGTCATCCGCGTCGATCAGTTGCGCCACGCCAACCGTAGCAAGGGCCGCATCAGCGACCAGAAGTCTATTGTTGAGTTCCGCTCTAACAGCCGCGACGTTCTCGCGTACTGGCTGGCAGACCGTATCGACCAGCTGGCGTTCTTGACCCTGGCCGGTCGTAGCTACGCATACACCCCTAAAGGTGTAGCCCGCGTAGGCTCTGACCTCCAGAACCTGGAATTCGCCGCTGACGTAGCTGCTGCATCCGATCTGCGCCGCTGCCGTTGGGACGCTTCTACTGGCCTGGAAACGACCGCCGCCATTGGCGACGTAGACGCTGGCGACACGCCGACGTGGAACATGATCATGGAGCTGAAGAAGTACGCCAAAGAGCAGTATATCCGCGGCGTGAAGAACGGCAGCCAGGAGATCTACCACGCGTTCCTGTGCCCGCAGGCTATGATGCTGTTGAAGCAGAGCGACGACTACAAACAGAACCTGCGCTACGCTCAGACTCGCGGCGGCGGCAACGAACTGTTCACTGGCGACAGCGTACTGATCGACGGAGTTATGCTTCACGAATTCCGCCACGTACCACAGTGGACCTCTACCACCAACGACTTCGGCGACTCTTCTGACATCGCTGAAGGTTCTCACGTTCTGTTCTGCGGCGCCCAGGCGCTGGGCATGGCAGATCTGGGCGCTCCTGAGTGGAACGAGAAAGAGTTCGATTACGGCAACCAGTTGGGTATTTCTACTGGCAAGATCCTCGGCTTCCTGAAGCCACAGTATGTGAACCAGTACTCCGGTTCCGCTACTGCCCAGGATTTTGGCGTCCTCAACTGCTTCGTCGCTCACGCTTAATTTAGGAGAACAGACATGGCAACTTTACTTTCTACGGACGCAGCTCAGCAGGTAATGAGCGCGGAGTTTGTTTTCAACTGGAACGACGATATGGCGTCTACTTCCGGCACGGTTATCGACTTCAACGATACCGGCGCACGGGCATATGACATCATCGAACTGCCGGCGAACTCTGTTGTTGTCGGCGGCGAGATGGTCGAAGAGACCGCCTACGCCGGCCCGACCGCTTTCACCGTGACTATTGGGGATAGCGATACGGCAAATAGGTACCTTGGTACGACAGACATCATGGGCACTTCCGGGCGCACCGCCCTGGTTCCTACTGGGTATGTCAACACCAACGGGTTGCCAATTCGCCTCACTATCGCGTCACTTACTGTCGCGGCCGCCTCTGCCGGTAAAATCCGCATTCGTGTGGAGTATATCGTTCGCGGCAAGGCAAGCGAAGTCACTGCGTAACAAGAGCCCTACGGAAGGCCCCTTCGGGGGCCTTTTTTAAACCCCTCCCCCACGAGAGATTTTTATGGCCGCTTCAGAATTAATGGTTTCAAGCCGCAATTTCCAGCTGGTGACTACTCACCCGCTCAGTTTCAACGTGCGCGCCGGGCAACCTATCCGGATCCCTCGCGCCATGATTCAAGATGCCATCGCCGCCGGCATGACGTTCGTTGCCGAAGACAAGACCGAAGAAGTCCTGGCTCCGAAGCACATCAACCCGGAACCGTCAAACGCTGCGGAGCGCGAACAACTCCTGAACAGCATCCTGGAAGAAATCGCCGACCGCAACGACCCGAAGGACTTCACCGCAGCCGGTGTACCCGCGTACAAAACAGTATCCACCATCGCGCGCTTCTCGGTTTCACAACGCGAGATCAACGGGCTGTGGGATGTGCGCAAGCGCATCGCTGAAGAGAAGGCGAACCAAGCGCGTCTGGACAAAGTACTCGGTGTGAAGTTCATGCCGGCCGCGGACTCCGCAGCCGTTGATAAGGACGAATAATAATGACGCCCGCTCAACTTTTGGCGGTTTTTCGTTCGGAGATGCGGGACGAGGTTGAGCCGTACCTGTGGTCCGACGCGGACATTTATCGGTATATGGATAGCGCGCAGAAAGATTTCTGTGCTCTGACCGGCGGTATCGGAGATTCCAGATCCGGGGTAACAAGTTTGAATCTGGTGGACGGTGTGGAGTACTACACGCTGTCCCCCCGCGTTTTAAAGATACGCAGTGCGTACCGGGTGTCTGACGGCACCGCCGTCGACGTCTTTAACATTGAAAATATGGAAGACGCCGGGATTGCGTTCTCCACAGCGACCGGGGCGATAGAAATCCTCGTCACGGGGCTGGACCAAAACTACGTACGCGCGGTGCCTATCCCAAACGCCGCTGAACAGGTAAAACTGGTAGTGTACCGTCTCCCGCTAACGGATATAACATCGACCGGCAGCGGGGAGCTGGAGATTCAGGAGCAGCACCACATTCATTTGGTGGATGGGATCGCGATGTATGCGTACCGTAAACGGGATGCTGAGACGTTCGACCCGACGAAATCCTCAGAATTCGAAGCCGTGTTTCGCCGGTATTGCGATCAAGCCAAGGCCGAGCGGGAGCGTCGGGAGCATCGTCCGCGCGAAGTTGTTTACAGGGGGTTGTGATGAAGCCGGCACAAATAGACTTGACCATAGAGCAGGGCGCCCGCTTCGACAAGGTCCTATATTACAAGCCAAACAACGTGGCAGCGGATCTTACGGGGTACACAGCTCGAATGCAGGTACGTCAGACTGTGGCCAGCAACGCAGTGCTCTTGGAATTAACTACGGAGAATGGGCGGATAACCATAACGGCGGATGAAGGCAAGCTAACGTTATTTGTCGCGTCGGCGGACACGGCGGCCTTAACCTTTACCGACGCGGTTTATGATCTCGAGTTGGTAGATGGGGACGGCGAGGTCATAAGACTGTGTCGTGGCGCGGTTCATTTGGAGAAAGAGGTAACACGCGGTGTCTAACGGCCCTGAAGACTCTATAGTCATCATAGAAACGGATACGCAGACAACGGTCGTATACGAGGATAGCGAGACTGTCGTTATAGAGTCTTATGACGAAGACACCGTCACTACCACAGAGCCCGAGACCGTGGTAATATTCGGGTTAGAACAGGGGCCTCAAGGCCCCCCAGGACCGCAGGGCCCCCCAGGGGCGGCCGGCGGAAACGCATATTTCCCTTCGGGGTGGTGAGTTGAGGGTACAGACATGAGTATGAGTAACGCGGCCGAAGCAGCCCTTCTGGATCTACTGTTCCTCAACACGGATTGGGCGAATGTGGGCGACGCCGGCGGGCTGCAAAACAGCGCGGCGGCCGGCAGCTTCTACATAGCGTTGCACACTTCTGACCCTGGCGAAGCTGGCGACCAGACCACGAACGAGGCGACTTACACCTCGTACGCTCGCGTCGCGGTTGCCCGGTCGGCTGGCGGGTGGACGCGTTCGTCGTCTACCATCAGTAACACGGCGTTGGTTCAGTTTCCCCAAGCCACGGGCGGGACCAACACGATTACACACTTTTCGATCGGCACCCTATCTTCAGGGGCGGGGCAAATCATCTTGTCCGGCGCGCTGTCGTCGTCGCTGTCCGTTTCAAACGGTATTCAGCCACAGTTTGCCGCGGCGGCCTTGACAGCCACCGTTGACTAATGCCGGTTACCAACGCCCTGACGGCCTGCCAAGCGGAGCTTGAAGGCCGTAGCAGGTTCACAGAGTGGGTGAAGATAGTGAACCAGGTTACGACGGCCGGGCTGTGGTACGACGTGACTGGGGCTTCTGGTAACCCGAAGTCAAAACAATGGTTTGACGCCACACCGTTGGTGGCCCAGCAGGTTACGCAGTCTGGGGACGGTGGGATATACCACGGTGCTGCGCTCTCAGGCACGGCGACGAAATATGCCAGAAAACTTCGTTTGCAGTGTGTTAGTGCAACCCCACTCCCACTACCGTTAATACTTATGGATTATCTGCTCTATTACCCGTCTGTAGAGGACGGAGTTCTTGAGCCCCAAGTAATGACCAACACGTTATCGCTCCCCAGGTACACGACCGGAGCCGGGGTTCAGATGATGGCGGTTACAATCTCATCCCGGACGGGTGGGCAACAATTTACAGTGAGTTACACGAACCAAGACGGCGTGGCTGGTAGGACAAGCCAGACAGTGACACAGAATTCGGCCGCCGCCCCCGGGACAGTGGTGACATCAGCAACCGCAACGGCCGGCGCAGCCGGGCCATTTATAGGACTGCAAGACGGGGATACTGGTGTAAGGTCAGTACAGTCTGTTACTATGTTGGGCGCGGACACGGGGTTTTTTTCCATAGTCCTGGTCCGCCCGATAGCGTATTCTGTAGTCAGGTCAACCGACGCTGTTTACGAGAAAGACCTGTTGATCATGGCGAATGAACTCCCGGAGATACAGGACGACGCGTTTTTATCAGCTGTCGTATTGCCCCAAGGGTCCCTGTCCGGAGTTTCTATTCGCGGCGGACTAACAACTATTTGGAATTGAGGTGGATCATGCCCGGCATAGCAAGCACAGACCAATTGATCTCGGCCTTCAGTGCTGGGCAGACGTTCCGCAGCAATTGGGGAAAAGCATTCAATCCGACAGCTGCGGCAGTAGCCAACGAGTGGCACACCCTCTTTCGTGGCGGCGGAAATCCCGGCGCGGATGCAATCTTTAATGCGGGTACGAACCTTACGTTCCAAGCAGTGAAAGAAAATACTGCGTCCGCCGGGGCCATGCAGCACGGCGGAAACGTGCAGCCGACGTACTACAAGTATCTGGCCAGCGCGTCAGCGGTCTCTGCTGCAGCAACCGTAGTTCCGGGGGTATTGGCTTTAGTAGATGTGATCGGGTTTTATCGGGTCACATCGGTCACCACTGCTACCGCACAGGCGACGACAAATACTTTGGGGCAGTCTGATACGTTCACAGCAGATGCGTCTACGGACGTCATAACGTACACGAGCACTGCGAACATCCCGAGCAACTTGCTGACGGGGACGCGCGTCCGTTTAACCACCACAACAACACTACCTGCGGGCCTGGCGCTTGCCACAGATTATTATGTGATCCGAGTTTCTGACGCCACTTGTAAGCTGGCTACGTCCTACGCCAACGCCATCGCAGGCACTGCGATCAACATAACCGACGCCGGTACTGGTACGCACACAATGTCCTGGCTCCTTCCTAGATATACAAACGGCGCTGGGGTCCAGGCCATTATATTTAACAGCAACTCCACAGCGCTTGGAGCCGCCACACCGAACATGTCGCTGGGGTATACAAACTCGGCGCAAGCGACTTCGCGCGCCACGCCAACAACACTGCCGATAGGCAAATCCGCCGCTTCTAATAGCCACATTATTTATACAGGCGCGACTGGAACGGGCAAATACAACTATCAGATGCCCCTACAGGCTGGAGATGCGGGCATCGCCGAAATCAACACAATACAAAATTCTGTCTCTTATGTGTCCGGCGAATATACCGTCGCCCTCATCCGCGAATTGGCGCAAATTCCGCTTTCTACACTAGGCTTAGCGGCGGAGCAGAACTTTGCTTTCGGGCTACCGTCTCTACCCAGAGTTTATGATGGGGCGGCCCTTTACTGGGTGTGGGGTTCGGGAGTTGCCACACCCGCGAACAGTGCGTTTTCGGGGTACTTGAATTTTGTCTGGAACTAACATGCTGCTGGCTAACTACGCGCAAGTTAACAGAAACACTGCCGCCGATTTCGGCGCGGCGTTTTCTAATCCACACGCATACCTTCGCCCCCAGATAATACAGAATTTTTATGTTGGGGACGCGGCGTCGTCCGAAACTAACAAGAGCGGTTTTCAGAACGGATATAGTGAGCAGTACGCGTGGGCCCAACCCCGTGTAGCAGGCGGCCTGTCCGCAGCCCGCACTGCAGACCACGGTATGACCGGTACGCTTGTGCTAGCCGGGGGGCGGAACGCACTCGCTGACACAACAATAACTGTGTCACAAGCGGCGGACATTTCAGCACTAACTTTCGGGGCCGGCACAGCGACTCTGACCGTAACACAAGCTGCGGAGCTCTTGGCTCTTGGCTTTATGGGCGGCGCGGCTGCAACCTCACATACGCCGGCCGCAGATCTGACAGCCGTCGCACCAATAACGGCCTCAGACACTTTCTCGTTTTCTTCGTCAGCTAACTTAGCCGCCGCGCTCTATGCACTTGGGGAGGCCACGGTTTCGTTTTCCCCAACGTCCCTGTTAATGGGGGTAGCAGTGCTGGATGGGGCGGCCGCCTCAGCGTTTTCGGTCGACGCCGCCGCGGCGGCGGGAAAAAACGCAGTCGGCTCGGCCGACATAACTATTACCGCTCCCGCAGTGTTGTTGGGCGGGGTCGTAGATCTTGTCGCCTCGGCCGCCGCCACTGTCTCGACCAACACCACGATACGGGCGACCGGCGCCTTGTCCGGGGATATAACTCCGTACACAGAACTGTCCCCTCAGAACCTGGCAGCAGCCGTGTGGAATGCGGTTAGCGCCACCTTCGACGATACCGGGTCTATGGGCGAAAAACTAAACGCCGCGGGCGCGGCGGGGGACCCGTGGGTCGGAAACATCGAAGGCGCTCTGTCTGCTGGGGATGTAATGCGTATTATCCTCGCCGCAGTTGCCGGCGAAACAACAATAACGGATAATGGCAACAATACAGCGACCGTAGTGTTTAAGTCGCAGGATGGAGCCACCGCCCGCGTGACCGCGGATATGGTGGGGAGCGAACGTACGCAAATAACGCTGGACCCATGACGCATGACTGAGCTCCCCGCACAATACGCCTGGCTGGCTAATGAAACGGCGCCGAGGATGTTGATCGAAGCGCTGAAATTGTACGGCGTTGTAGAACGGCTCCCGGCGAGAGATAAAGCATATAAGGACAACCCCGAAGTGCTGTCCTGGGCCAAGGAACTTGGTCTCGACAACGTGTACAAGCGTACAGAAACCCCGTGGTGCGGGCTGTTCGCGGCCATCATTGCCAAACGCGCCGGCAAACCCCTGCCGAAGAACCCGTTGTGGGCCCGCGACTGGGCCAAATGGGGTACAAGCACGCAGCCAGAACTCGGCTGCATCCTCGTTTTTGCGCGCGGGGACGTTAGCGGCCACGTCGGCCTGTATGTCGGGGAAGATAACGAGTGTTTCCACGTCCTGGGCGGCAACCAGCGCGATTGTGTGTGCATCACACGCATCCCCAAGTCCCGCATCCTGGCCTCGCGTTGCGCGTATCGCGCCAAACCCGAGTCAGTTCGCGCCATCCACTTGGCGCCATCTGGCGCGGTTTCGGAGAACGAGGCTTGATATGGGCGCCAACCTTAAAATCGTCGTCGGCTTGCTGGCCGCAGCGCTTTGTTTCGCCGCCGGGTGGAAAGTAAACCAGTACCGCACGGATTCACTACTACTCGCCGAAGTTCGTGGTGCTGAGCTGGTCGCCCAGGCCGAGCGCGAGCGCGAACACGCAATTTCCAAAACCCTTGAAGACAAGCTGTCTGTCCTTGATAACAAAACGTGGGTGGTGTTCCGTGACCGCAACAAGATTATCGAAAAACCTGTGTATCGCAACCAGTGTCTTGACCCTGATGGCGTGCAGCTTATCAACGCCGCCAAAGGTGGAGCGGCCGCCGGCCAACACTACGGCAGCGTGCCCACGCTTACCGGATCTACAGGGCGTTGACGGCCAGGCAGTCTTGGATACCATGATTATTTGGGGTACCATGTACGAGAGGTGCCGGATACGGCACGAGGCCCTGGTAGAGGTATGTAAGCATGCACCTGACTCCGAGCGAAGCACAGTTCTGGTATCCGGTAGCGGCGTTGATGCTGGTGACAGCAGCAGCGTTGGTGACTTACATACTGTGGAGCCAGCCTCCAAATGACGACTAACTCGGGAGTAGGACAGATGAGCCCGTTGGACCTGAATCACTGGGCTGCCGGGTTAATAACCGCCGCAGCGGCTGTAACCGCAGCGATCACCCTCTGGAAAACTGTCCTGTCCCCGACAGCGCGATACATGCGCAACCTGACGTCGGTCCTCGCTAATATCGAGGAGATCAAGCACCAGCTCACACCCAACGGCGGATCCAGCCTGCGCGACGCCGTCGACCGCATTGAAACCCGCATGATCCTGACCGAACAGCGCGCAAAACTGCTGTGCATGGACAGCCCGATGGCCGTATTCGAGGCGGACGCCGCAGGCGAGTTTATCCACGTAAACCGCACCTTCGCCCGCTGGACTGGGCGCTCGCAGAGCGAGTTGACGGGCAATGGTTGGGTGAACACCCTGTCGCCCGCAGACCGCGTCAGCGTATACAGCGACTGGCTGGATGCCATAAGCCAGGAGCGGGAGTTTACAGCCGAGTTTTCGCTGCGGGACGCCGACGGCGCCCCGATCAAAGTACACTGCAGCGCCTTCCCAATGCTCGACAGAAAATGTACACTGGCCGGGTGGATGGGGACCTTGAACAAGATCCCCGCAACTATTTGAGGAACGGCCATGCAGCACATCAACCTGACTATCGCAGACAACGGGACGGAGAGCACTTCATACGATTTCTCTCAGAACGCCGACCCGGCCATCCGCAGAAGCCCGACGATCGTCGGTGTTATCACTCCGGCGACGGTCGGTACCAAGCTAACCGCCCAAGCTTCCCTGGACGGGTCCACCTGGTATGGGATCACAGATTACGGTACGACGCCGTTCGAGATCGGGACTGGCGCCACCGCGCTGTGGCACGAAACCCGCCCATATCAGCTGTACTCGATGAAGCACATTCGCTTTGTATCTGACGCCTCCGAAACCGGCGGCCCCCTGACCATCACGCTGATCGTAGACGCTTCGAGGTAACTCGTGTCAAAACTCGTCCGCCAGGAAAATTGGAGCCTCGGCTCCAACAACGTGGCGGGTCGCGCCCAGCTCCCGGTTGACCGGGGGGTCCGGTCCGTCCGTCAGGCAGTCAACGTCGACATCATGGCTGGCGGGGAATTCCGCGGCCGCATCGGGTACACCAACGTCGCAAGCCTGACCGCCCCACGAGGTATGGTGGGTTGTGGCGACAAGCTGGTGGTAGCAGACGGCACAAGCCTGCACCAGTACGACGTAACCCAGAACGTCCTGACCACGCTGGCTACGATCCCCGGCTACGGCGAACTGGCAGGTTGTGAACACAACGGGGAGGCTTTTTTCTCTGTAGCAGGCCTGCAGTACCGGTACGACGGCACCACACTCCGCCGCTGGGGTGTGCAGGCACCAGTAACCCGCCAGACAGTCACGGCCACCACCCAGTCTGCGCCGGACACAGATTTCGCTGTCCAGCTCGAATACGCGTGGACTACATCTATCACAGGCGCCCCGGGCGATGGCCGCATCGGGATAAACGCCGCATCTTTCGCTACTGCCACCAAGCTGCTGATCAGCGAGCTGGACCGCAACGGCAACGATATGGCCTGGCTGGTAGCCGCCTTCGCAAGCCCCGGCCAGACCCCGCGCCCCAGGATTGCCGTCTACAAGGTGAGCAACCCGGCGGTCATGGCCGTCTATGAGCTGGATGTCGGCTTCGTGGACAGCGGCACTTACGACGACATCCCGCTGACGTACGTGTCGCATGCGGGCAGTTTTTCGAACAACGACATCGTACGGGTCGTGCCGTACACAGCCGGTGCAGTTGGCGCATGTCCCCCCGGGGTCTACAAGACCGCTACTACGTTCGTGAACGCGTACGGCGAAGAGTCCGGTACGTGGGACCTGCCGTCAGCAGAACTAACCGCTACGGGTACCCTGGTAATACAGAACATCCCCACCCCGCCGACAGACCACACCTGGAGGCTATACGCGACAACCGCCAACGGCTCCACTCTATACCTGCAGGCTGAGGGCACCGGGGCGTCGACCACACTCTACAGCGTAACAACTGAGGGTATGACGTTGGACAACCCGTTTCTGCGCGAACCGCCGGCCGGCTCGATACTGGCCGACTATGGCGGGATAATTCTAATCGCTGACGGTCCAACTTTGTGGATGACGACGCCGATGCGGCCGCACGCCTGCGACATGATCCGGGGGTTCTTCCAGTACCCGGCCGACATCACCAACGTAGTGCCGGTAGACGACGGCGTATACGTCACAGCGGACCGGACATATTTCCTGACCGACGTGGAGACCCAGACCCCGTCGCAGCGGCAGATCTTCGAGTTTGGCGGCTACCCCAACACCGGCGTGACCTTCGGGAATCGCGCCGCGTGGATGACTGAGTGGGGCCAGGCCATCGCAGCCCCGGGTGGCCAGGTCGAGCTGCCGAACAGAGGATTATACTCGCCCCTATTGGCTACGTCCGCCGCAGCTGGTATAGTACGGGGCAATGGTCTGGAAACAATAGTTACGACGTTGCGCGGATCACCCGAGACCTCTTCTCTGGCCGCAACGGATTATTACGACGTAGATGTGATCCAGGTGGCGAAAGACGAACCAACCCTTTCGCTTGATTTCGAATTTGTTGCAGAGATTGTAGGGGCGCCACCATGAAGAACGGCCTGATTCCAGGATTCAAATACCTCGTTGAGGTGCTCGACAAGAACGGCAACGTGGTCGAAGCCTCTGTCGAAGAAAACATCATCCCGATCGTGGGTATGAACTACATCGTCGGCGCGATAACGGACGATGGCGGCACTACCCCGACGGGCAGTTGGTACATCGGCCTGTTAGAGAATTACACCCCGGTGGCAGCCTCCACCATGACGAACATGGCGGCCCAGGAGATCACCGGGTATGATGAAGCGACTCGCGAAGCCTGGACGTGGGTGTATGACGACGAGTACCTGATTACCAACTCCGCCGCCAAGGCAGAGTTCACGTTCTCTACTGGCGACACTGTGTACGGAGCGTTTCTGGCGTCGAGCTCTGCGAAGGGTTCAGACACCGGCTACCTGCTCTCCGCCGTAAAATTCAGTACCGCGCGCACGCTCACCGACGACGGTATCCTGCGCATCACTGCATCATTAACCCTGGCTTCTGCGTAAGAGGATAACTCCATGGCAATTTCACTGAGCACCGGTCTCCGCAACACCCTGCTGGACACCGCAAACCTGGAGACCGCGTTCAATGATTCGCGGATTATCATCTATTCAGGCACTGTGCCTGCAGACGCGGACGCGGCCGTAACTGGGACGATCCTGTGCATCATAGGCGAAACCAGCGCTTCATACGGCTCGATGACCACGTTGACGTTCGGCACTGCAGCCAGCGGCGCGATGCAGAAGAGCGGCAACACCTGGTCGGGTACGATTTTGGCTACTGGTACGGCTACATTCTGGCGCATGATCGACAAAGATGACTACGCTACTAACATCCAGACTGACGGCGGAAAAGCGGCTGACGCTACCAAAATTCGTATCCAGGGCACAATCGGCACCGCAGGCGCGGACGGCAACCTGTCCAGCACTTCGCTGACGTCTGGCGGTACGCAGTATATCGACTATTTCAGCATCGGTATTCCAACTTCTTGATAGCGCCGAAATGAGGGGTGTGTCATGCCAAACCGTCTTTCTAAAGAGGCGTTGACCACGTACACCCCCGGCACCCCCGCAACTGTGTATCAGCCTGCGTATTGCGTAACAAATTACGCGAGCGTCCCCACTGCGGGTGTTAACCGGGTTAGCAGCGGCAGCGGTTTTGGCGCTTACGCCCGAACTGCGGGGGATACATATTTCACATTAGTCCTTACGGACCCAACGCCTGAAATCGGCGGCGTACAGGCGGCGTTCTAATGGGAACCTATGTCTATTCCACCGGCGAGACATGCTACGACGCGGTAGAGGCCCGCCCCGCTACAGACCCCGTTGTGACAGTCGATCTCCAACTCGGGTGGAACTCTACCGCCCGCAGCATCGACACGATTGCAGCAAACACCGACGGTTTGATTGAGTTTACGACCGGAACCCCTGTTGGGGTAATATGTGGGATAACGCCGAGTAGCGTAGATGGAACGAGCACGTCGCCGTGGGACTGCACGCACGCGTTTTATATTACAGCTACTGAAATCTTCATTTACGAACCTGTGATGGGGTATTCGAGCCTGTCCGCTTTTGGCGCGCTCTCTGTTCCCGAGGTTGGTAAGCTGTACCGCATCCAGCGCACGTCAGGCGTTGTGAAGTATTACGTAAACGACGTGTTGGTATATACATCGACGCGCATGTCTACCGAAGAAGTTTATATGGATGCGTCACTCTATCGGGCGTCCGACTACGTCGAGAACCCGTTCATAGGGGCCGGAACACCGGTGTTCGCTTCAGGCTTTTTCGAGATCAGTGCACCCGCCGCTGATGCGCATTTCTGGGGTTCGACGACCGGTATAGGCGCGTTCCCCGCTACGGTTGGCACAATCACGCTGGCCAGCGCGAACGACCGGATCATGTCGGTCGACATGCCTCTGCCCGCGTTCACATCCACGCTTACTCTGACTAACTACCTCCACATCAGCGCAACGACCCCCGCGCTGGACGTAAAATGGAGTAACAAGATTTACGCCGGGTTTGACGGGGAATTGCCTGCGCCGACAGTGCTGATGAATGGAACGACCACAAACTACGCCAATATCGCGTGGTTTTTGCCGCAGCTCCCGCCAGTAATTGGGTATCTACACGGCTGGGCATCTTACCCGATTTCTATAGACACGACGTTGCCAGCAATCGACTGCATGTTTAGCGGCGATCTGGATTCCCCGGCGGATTTCAAAATCGCCAACTTCGGCCGCATCGGCGCGCCGATGCTTTTCCAATCCCCCGTCATGCGGGCGTATTTCGACGACGGCTTCGGCGACTGGTTCTCGTACGAGATTTTTGAAGTGCTTGGAGTTCGCGTCGCGTTTTCTGGCGACAACATCCTGCACGCCACGCTCCCGGCTACCCTGACGAATACGTTCGAAATCACGGCGACGCTCATCACTGATGACACCCAGTTTGATGAGACGTTGACAGCAACAGAGTCGTGGGAAATCGGGCAGATCCTATACGCCCTGATCCAGGACGGGTTCACCATCTCCAACCGCATGCCGGAACAGGAGATGGATCTGATCCAGTACGCGGTAAACGCCGCCACTGGTGCATTGTCCACGTACCGCGATTTCGGCTTCACAGCGTTTTACCGGGTCGGTGCAGACACATACGCGATCAAACCCGGCGGGCTCTACAAACTGGAATACGGGGCTGACGACGACGGCATTCCGTTCAGCGCACACATCGACTTCGGCGACTCCGATTTCGGCACCGCAGCACGCAAGAACATCGACTCGCTGTACCTCGGCATGAATAACAGCGGCGAAGTGTTCGCGCGTCTGACTACCGACGCCGGCGACGACAACTACTACACAGTTACGCAGACCACGCCAACCGCACGCGTGATCGCCGGTCGCGGTGTCTCCGCCCGCCGCTGGGGGCTGCGCCTCGACATTATCGACGCCGGGGCGTTCGAACTTGACAACGTGGAGTTTTCTGTAGGGGTTGCCACGAACAGGCGGATGCCATGAGAGTCGTAACGGTACGCGACGCTGCACTGGGCATCCCCGGCACTGTAAGGGCCCGCGCCAAGCGCTTCGGGTTCAGCAAGCTGGATTCGAACGACGGGGTGTACAACACATTCTTCGACGGTTACATTTTACGAGCAGTAGTGAGTAAATTACTCGTCGTTGTCTACATAGTCGCCCCGCCCGATAACTGGTTCGTGGCGAGCAGCTTCTATCGTGGGTACTTCTTTAACTACACAGATACCCCGTTAAACCGACTGCCCCGGTGGGAATACAGCCTACCCGGCTGGCTGCGCATACCAGTTTCGCCCGACGTCCCAACGGCAGACCGCCCGTCTGTAGAATCCGCAGCGCTGGACACTACGCGGATGAAGCGCTACCAAGTGACGGGCGCGGGCACTTTGACACCGGCGTGGTACACAGTGACTGGCGAACTGCGCAGCGACGGCCCCAATGGCGTGGTTGGGCCGTATATCACCCGCAACTCGTTCTTTACCAACGCATACGACGAAGGTGAGACAGCCAACGGATGGCGGCAGGCCGGCGCCGTGCTTACGTACGCGACAGCGGGCGCCACGTCGACGACAGACATGGACCCGGCAGCGGACGTGGACAGCCCCAGCGCATCGCGTTCGAACGCCATGGTAATCCAGGTGGACGATGCGAATTTCGACGCAGACTTCACATCCAACTGGGACACCCTGTGCGGCGGGGCGCACAACATCGCCAATACACCCAACGTGTTCGTCGTCAAGGAAGCCACGCCCGAGGTTGTCGACGGTGCGGAGCAGCCGCTACGTTACGCGGATTTCGCTGTGGTGTACGCCGGGCGTATCGGCGCAGCCCCCACCAGATACACTGAACTGCACCAGTTGTGGGAAGATAACGACGCGCCGACCCAGAGCGACCGCGAAAATATCCGCGACGGCTGGAACGGCTCACCAGCAGGCGTGGCTATTGGCAGGTTTCACACTCCATACGAGATAACACCGAGCTACGTGTTGTCCACCGTGTGGACCACGACGTGGTCACTGGCCGATTCCGCGAGTGGTGGCCTGGTGCCACAGGAGCACACCGGGGACACTGAGTCCGAGTTTAACCTCGACGGTACACACTTCGCATGGCAGTGGGATGAGTCAGAGATCACGAGCTACGCGTGCAGCGTGCGCGAGCCGGTTACGGATGAGGTCCCGGCCGCTACCGAGGTCCCGGTTACCGACGCCCCCGCACAACTACTGACAGTCCTGTCGTGCAACGTACGCCAGCGCACGGTAGAGACGTCGCCAACCCCAGACACATTCGAACTGCGCTATGGGGTGGTGGCCTTGACGACAGAGCTGGCCGACGGGGCCACTACAGAGACAGTTGTTACTGTGTCGGACCCGATTACTAGCTACGACGATTTCGATTTTTACAGTGTGTACGCCAGCGCCGGAAGATGTGTACCGGTCGTGCGCCAACCGTTTGTTGACATGTCCACCCCCATGCCGAGCTGGCCGACAGAGTTCAACGGGTACATTGATAGCGCCGATGTAACCCTGCACATGATCTACCCCGGTGGGACGAAGATCGACTATGTGCTGGACGGCTGGGTGCCGCCGTTTCCCGTTATGCGCGGGATAAACACATACCCCAGCCGGTACACGCAGTTCCAGTATTACCCAGACACCGTAGGGTCCGAGAGCCGTACGGTAGAACTGGCGTCTTCCGAGCCCTTCCCCAGCACCACCGATTTGTGGAACCGCAGGACAGTGGCAGCGTACCAGACCGGGGCGCAGCGCATTGCCGCCTACATGGGGAACGGCCGGGTGGCCTGCCTGCTGACAGATGGGGCGCTGATCAATAGTGGGACCACAGTGTCGTGGTCACTCGGCGTCGTGGCCGAGTCCACCGGCGCGCTAGTCGAAATCCGCAGTCAGGTGGTGGCCGACCTCCCTCTGGAGTCCAGCAACTGGGTCTCGGTCAACGTGATCGAGCCGGAACGCGCCGACGTGGATGGCAACGTAACGACTGAGGCAGTACTGGTCGTAGCGGTGAATTCCCCCGGGGCTATCAACGACGTGCCCCCGTACAACGTGGCTAAGGTCGAGGACTGGCTGCACGGCCGAGGGGTGGGGGGCGACTTCCCGCGTTCTGAAGCCCAGCTATTCGACGATTTCAACTGTTCAAGTGCGGACTACCCCGAGTTCCACCGGTATGTTATGATCAGCCGTGACGGAGGTCGAAACTGGGACCGCGTCATGGAGGACGTAGGCGCCGAGGTGTATTGCCTGGGCACTGCGCTTCGTCCACGCACACTTTCTCTATGAGGCCGCCATGTCCAGCGCAGATTACAGTGCAACCACATCATACCTGCAGACGCTGGCCAACCGGGCGATCGTAGGGCTGGATAACGTACGTGGGAACATCGTCAACCTGTCTTCACAGGGCAGCGCCCGTGCAAAGGACGTAAATTTCCAGTTCACGGTGAATCAGCCGAACATGGGGGAACCCCCGAAGTTCAGTGACATGTTCACCGGGATCGACAACACTGACCCCGAGATTCGTCGTATCAACGACGATATGGACGAGTACATCGCCAAGTATTTCCCGCACTTGACCGCCTGTTTGAAGACGATCCCCGAAGAATGGCTGTGCAATGTGATCAGCGGGGTCAAACCGTTCGGGATTGACAGCACAATCTTCGACATGGTGTGGCAGCGCGTACGCGACCGTGCCCGCGCCCAGGCCACCAGTGAAGCTCGCTCCCTGATCGCCAACATGTCCGCTCGCGGGTTTTCTTTACCCAACGGCGCTCTCGTCGACCTTACTATGGCCATGGAGCAGAAGATCTCAGACATGGTGGCCGACGCTAACCGCGACGCCATGATCAAGGACGCGGAGATCAAGCACGAGTTGCTGAAGTTCGCCGAAGAACAGGCCATCCGATACAAAATCGGCCTGCTGCAGGCTATGGCCGATATGTACAAGACGTGGGTGCTCATCCCCAACAACCAGGTCGAGCGCGAGAAAGCCCGGGCCATGGCCATGGCTTCTTACTACAACGCTATTTCTGACTACCACAAAGTCGAGCTGGCATTCGAGGAGATGCGCCTGAAAGCCGCCGGTATGGACGCAGACGTCGACATCGCCAACGTACGTAACGACATTGCTGCTGCCGAGGTCAACAATCGGTCGAACATCGCCCCGCTGGGTCAGGCAGCTGCCGCCTACGGCGACGTGGCCTCCGGCGCAGCCAGCGCAGCCAGCACCCTGGTTGCCCAGATCGAGAGCCTGTAATGTATACGACAGAGGTTTTTCCAGCGTGGCATCCCGATTTGTTGGTGAAGGACTACCGCTGGCGGTCGAATGACAACGACGCAGCCGGGTCAGCGTTTTTTGTCGCCACGAACCGCAAGGCGTTCGCGGCATCGTCGAACGTACACACCGTTATTGTCCAACAGGACTTGACCCAATATACCGGGACTCCGGGGGTAATCACGAGCTCCAGCGACGTGTCTGTTATCCCTCCAGCCTCGGTTTCGGGTGCTACAGCAGTAGAAAGCGCGGTGGCCTACCCCTCGGTAGCGAAAGCGTATTACGCCGGGAATACCAGTAAGAATTTCGCTAACGTAACAGTGAACGCATCAGGAACGGTCGGCAAACTGCAGATCGCGACGGTAGCCCAGGCGGATTATTACGCTGACATAGCCGCTAACAACACGGACCTGACCTATTTCAAGTTTTCACACGTCGCCAGAGCCAGCCTGGTTCAATTTTCAGGTACGTCGCTAGACGGCCCGGTCATGTCGTATATCGGTTTTATGGACAACGACACTGCTGGCGATAGCCCGGACCGTACAGTTGTCAAAAACCTTGCCCCGCGTTTCATACACAACGGGGTTACGCACACCCCGGCCGTATCAGACGCCGTATCTATCAGCTACAACCCCGGCGCGACGACCGCGTATTCCGGTTGGGCAGCGTCCAGAAACATGTTTATAGGCTTTCTGGATCAGAGCACCGGAATGGCTGTGACCGCAGGGTCTCTGGCCAACGCAGATGTCAAGCTCGGCGTTTTGATGCAGGGTGAAACTTGGAAGCTGATAGCCAACGGACAGGTGCTCCAGACTGGCACTTTCGCGGCTACAGACGGCCACAAACGCAACATCAAGTTTCACATGACGGCGACAGGGAACACACCGAGCGCTGGCGCCAACGCCACCGACTATAATGGCGGGTATGAAGTTTCAGTGGTGGCCTATCTGCAGGAGGCCAACTATTTAGCCGCGTACACCACTACCACAACTTCTACCTACACGCCGACAGTAGACTTCGCCAACACCTGCTTCGCGGCGGTCGCCGATATGGACTGGGCGGCTATAAACGGCGGCACTGGCGGCACAGACTTCGTCGCTGGAAGCACGACGCTACCGGCCCCGCTACACGGTGCTAACTACCCGACCCCTGCCGGTTTCTGGCAAAATGAGGTAAGATGTTCCGAAGAAATCAACTCAGTTCCATCGTATACGCCGACATAACGAGGACGCGGTAATGGCAAAGAAATCAGGTAAAGCCAAGGGCATGCGCCCGATCAAGCCCGGTCTGCCCCCGAAGGTGAGCCAGCCTGGCGTCCGCCCTCCCGGCAACGTACGCCGCGCGGCTGACGGCGGATTTGGTTTTGGCGACGATACCCGGTGGATGTCTACCCGGCAAGAGAGCCTGCGTAACATGGCGCGCCCGACCGTAGCCGGCGCAGGAAACCTCAGTGAGTTCGGCGCAGGCGGTATGTCCGCATCCACGCCCGCCGCCCCCGCGCAGCCATCTATGGGCCCGGTAGTTACTGATTATTCGGCCCCAGGCCGGACCTATACCGACGCAGGCTACTCACCGACAGGCGTACAATCGCTAGCCGGCCAGACAGACGCCCTCGGTAATCCGCTCGGCACCGGCCGCAAGAGCTCATTGCGATACGGCTACGCCGACGGTAAGTCCATGAAAAACGGCATGCACATGCCCGGTATGGTCGAAGGCCCCGGTACTGGTACCAGCGACAGCGTCGGCCCAGCCCGCCTGCCAGAAAGCGGCGAACGCGCCATGTTGTCCAAAGGTGAGGCTGTAATTCCGGCCGATACCGTCGACGAGATGAACGAGGACTTTTTTGATGGGGACCCACAAGGAGTGGAGAAATACGTGTTGGTAAACCACGAACCTGTAGGCAGCCAAACAGACTGGAACCGCCGGATCAAGAAAGTCGGCGGCCCGGACGCCCTGCGCCAGTTCGCTGCCCAGCACGGCGAAGAATCCCCCGAGGTCCCGACGACCGCCAAAGATGGCAAGAGCGCCAAGCGCTGCGCGGATGGACTGCGGTTTTACCAGGAAGGCAAAGACGTGAACGATTTGGCGGATACCGCAGGCGAAGTACTGAAGCCGCTTGATAGCGGGGACACGCAGAATGCTGCCAACGCCCTGCGCAATCGGGACCAACAGATCGACGCTATTACTGATGCCGCTACCACGCAGGTATTGACGCCGGCCGTGACAGTGGCAGCCCCGCCGAGCGGGGCGTCCACGGCAGTAGACAGCCTGCACACAGGCGTGGCGCCGTCACAAGAACAGGTGAAAGCGTCAGAGGCCGCCTTAGCCGATATGGCTCGTACGTCGCAAGAACAGGCTGCTGCACAAAAAGCGGCGTACGATAAATATCAGGCAGAACTCGCTGCGAAAAAAGCCGCTGAGGAGGCCGCCAAAAATGATAGTTTCTTCTCCTTCGCAGATGGCAAAGGGCTGCGGCACTATGCTTCTGGGAAGGAGTGGACACCTTTTCCGAATACGAACGCCCAGGCTGCCAAGACCGCGTCGCTCGCGGCCGAGGAAGCTGCGGCTAACGCGGCATATAATGACGCGCTTATTAACTCTGCCAAGAATCCAAAACCAATTTTTATGGATAAAGAACCGGCGGCCAAACCCCCACCCAAAGGGCTGCGCGCAGTAGTGAATACGGCGAGGGACGCGGTAAAACGCAACCCGATCAAATCAACGTACCTCGCCGGCGCTGGAATTCAAGGCGCGTACGAAGGATACAACACTCCAACGTCGGCCTATTACGAGCGTCTGGGACTCGACCCGTCAACCGAAGGGCTGAGTACGCTAAAAGACCTGGGGGTCCGCGGCGTCGGCGTCGCATCAGATGTAATAAACGCTGCTGCACTCGGTATGCCAGAGCGTTTTGGTATGTTTGCAGATAAGAATTACACCCCTGTTGGAGAAGAGTCGCCGGTATCGCCGTCCCAGCCCGTCGGGCTCCGCGGCGCGCCGCAGGCTGGCCAGAAACCCGCCGGACTTCGTGGGACACCACAGGCTGACCAGATGCCAGCAGGCATTACCCAGACAGGTAAGAACCGTTTCGAAGGTACTGGGGTAAAAGACACGCCTTACGAAGTCGCCTCGCAGGAAGAGCGCCGCCGCGTGGATGACGCTCGGAACGACAACAAGTTTCGGTCTGAGGAGTGGATCCGCCGCAACCCGCACCGCTACCTGCAGAACCAGCAGATTGTCGCCGACGCTATGGCTAGAGAAACGGCGGCTGCCCAAGCCCAATACGGTGCGATGAAGGACCAGGCCGCCGCTCAGGAACGCGCTGGCGATCGCGACATGAAGTACCACCAGGACTTCCAGAACCTGATAAAGGATGACAAGGACAAGGACGCGATCAATAAGGTGTTCGCGATGTATCCCCAACTTTATTCCGGCGCTCCGGACAAAGACGTAGCGGCTGCACGCAAGATCGCCGAGTTTACGACGAAGAATGTTAAGACGAAAGGCGGAACCGCACTGTCGTGGGAGCAGCTCCCGGCGGCGCAAGCCGCGCAGTCAGTAGATGCTCCGTCGTCATTTTTTAACACTGGAGAAACAATCGGGTATCTACCAGCACTACGGGACGCTTTTGACCCCACCTACGACCTGAACGTGGGGCCCGGCGGCTCGATTGTGAGGAAATCAAACGCCTATGACCCCCACGTAGCTGCTATACTGCGCCAATACGGTAACTAACAAGCGGAGCCCACCTAATGGCCAACGAAATCCTGCGCCAGTTCAACCCGCTCGCAGCCACCTCACTGGTGCAACAACAAAACGCGGTCGACGCCGCCGCGGCCGACGCCGCAATTCGGCAGCAAGCCGACGCCGCCCAGGCCCAGCAGCTAGGCGCGCTGCGCTCCGCCGGTTCCCTCGAGCGCGGTTTCAACACCGCGGTTCAACAGGCGCAACAAGGTGAGCTGTTAGGCGCCCTGCTGAAAGCGCGCGTGGCTCAGGACCCGTATGCAGAGAAGGTTTTGACCGACGCCCTGCAACAGACGCAGACCAAAGCGCAGGCCAGCGCCGAAAACAGCGTCGGCGGTCTGCGAAATGCCTACGAAAACAACAACTTACTAGATTACGCCGCCGAGACAATCGGTGGCGCGCCAGTAAACCTGTTGCCGCAAGTCGCCGCTGGCGCCGCCGGTAAGTTGTTGGCCGGTGTGCCCGGCGCCTTGGTCGCCGGTGCTGCCTCTGGTTACGGAATGAACAAGGGCGACGTACTGAACCAGATGTACGCCGATCCGACGGTCCGTCAGCAGTTCGAGTCCTCCCCCGGCGAAGTATTGTCGTCTGCAGGCACCGCCGCCCTGCAAAATACTGCCGTGGACGTCGGCCCCGGTCTGATAGCCTCCGGTGCACTGCGGGGCGCAAAAAAAGCCCTTCTCGGCGGGCCCCGTTCGCCTATCACTACCACAGTCGCCGGTACCGCCGCCGAGGCCATCCCGGAAGCTGCGCAGGACGCCAACACAGCGATGACCATCGAGCAGATGGGGGGCGCAGACTTCGACCCAACCTCTACGCAAGGTATGTGGCAGCTGGGCGAATCTGCCGTCGGCGGGGCCCTGCAAGGTGGCGGCGTAGCTGCTGCCGGCGCCGGCGGCAACGCAGCCCTGGCCACAGTGCCCGACGCTGCCCGCCAGGCCATCGCTTCCGGCGTGAACATGGCCCAACCCGGCGTGAACAAGGCCAAAGCACTGGCCGCCCAAGGTATGGATGCGCTCAAGACTACGCCCGAGGCAACCCAGGGTCTGGCTTCCAAGACGATGGAAGCGATCAACAAAACGGTGCAAGCCAACCCCGGCCTGGCCGCGACCGCGGGGATCATCAAAAACTTGGCGCAGGCTGCCAAGAACGACGCGCTGTTTGTGGCGGATAAGTTTCCGGCTCTACACGCTTTATATAACCCGGATGTTCTGGTAGAAACACTGGAGGGTATCCGCCAGGCTACTGAGGGTAAACAGACGTTGGTGCCACAGTTTGGTGCCGAACGCGAGAGGGCCAAGGCAGAGCTGCTCAACTTCTATCTGGCAGACAAACCTGAATGGAATGCCAAGCTAGGACTCACCGAGAAGAAAAAACTGAGCGAAACGCTGATGCAGGCAGACATCGCCCGCCAGCTGGCCGAACAAGCTGGGGACGTAACTACGCAACAGTATATGCTTCAAATTCTGACAGGTGAAAGCGCCCTCGACGAAAACGCAGTGAGCGACATACGAAACGCAGTTCTCGAACTCGGTGCAAACCGCATCGGCGAACTGTCCAAACAGATGGCAAAACAAGGGTTGGGCACGGCAAAAGACGTAGCTGCGCGTGGAGTTACCGCAGCCGGGGATGCGTTAAACAGCTGGGTGACGTCGGCGGGAGGTGCGGTCAGCAAGATGAACCTGCAGGCCGGCACTGAGATCGAAAGCGCCATGCAGGCGGCGCTTAGAAAAGCCGGTCTCAGTGTAGACGAAGAAGGCGGTGGGTCAGAAACACCGGTTTCTCCGCTCGACGGAATCAACGCCGTAGAACCCGGCGCCTACGCTGCTGGGCCGCGTAATGCCCCGCACAGGGCTATTACACTGGCCGACCAACCACTCACCACCCCGCAGCAGCTGGAAGATAACCGCATGCGCGTGTCTGGTAAGGACTACTTCCAGCGGTACATGCCCGACGACACCACGCCGGTTATGGAGCTCGTCCGCGCGCGTCGCGGTGAAGAACGCCACCTGAACAACCTGCTGAGAGCCAAGGATCAGGAAGCGGCCAAGCCGGAAATCGAGCACACGACGAACCTGATCAACACGCTGGATGACGCTATCGCCAAGGCGCGCACCGGCGATAACAGCTACATGGACAAGCTGAACGTCGATGTTCAGAACATAGAGCCGGTGCAGACCGGGGCGGGTCGTGGGGATTCACAGACAGCGACGATGTCAAACCGCGAGCTGGGCGATTTCATGGCGGGTAGCGGCGCGGACGAAAAAGGCGCCGTATTGAAAGCCTTCTTCACTGATGGCGAAGGTAAGTCGCGCCCCGTAAACTTGTCTACCCAGTTGATGATGAGCCGCACGCGTGTCGGCAATATCACCACCGACCGGGAGTATAAGCCGGCCGAGAAATTCATGCGGGTGCTGACCGGACTCATTGCTCGCGAAGACCTGACTGGCCTGCAGCTGACTGGCAAGAACGAGGCTGGTGAGCCGGTCAAGATCGACGTCATTCGCGACGGTGCGATGAATGCAGATGTCCCACCCGACACAATACTACATACCGCTTCGAACGGAAAAGTACTGCGCTGGGGCGACCTGGCGCTGAAGTCTGATGCGAAGAAGCGCGCGCCGAAGCCAGCTGTGGAGGATGTCGGTCCGAAACGCGGAACGACGCTTGAAAAAGCCAAATTCGTAGAGAAGGAAGCAAACTTTCTGCGTCGTGACGTCCAGGCTCGCGTGAAGAATTACGCCGCTGACGTAGAGCATGCTTTCGGCCCCGAAAACACTGCTTACACCGAGTTGGCCAGACAATATCGCCAGAATATAGGCACAGACGTGGCCGGGCCTTTCGAGGCCGCGTTTAAGCGGGCGAAAAACGGTGGCGCCAAATCTACTGCCGAAGCGATCGACATCGCCATGCAAGACCCAACACAAGAGAAGTTGCGCAACGCCCCAGCGTCTGTTCGCCAGCAGGCAGTCCGCATGGTATTAGCCAAGCAGCTCGCGAAAGTGTCGGAGAAGAGTTTTACAAAACTGCGAAACGACAAGGCGCGCGAGGAGTATGTTGACAAGTTGGCCGCAGATCTCGCTGGGTACGGTATGCGGCCTTACACAACTGCGCCTGGAGAGCGCCCAGTAGAACGCGCTGGTCAATTCCGGCTAGAGGCTTCGCTCTTAGCGCTCTCACAAGCCAATCGCGCTGCTGAACGGGACGCTACTCGTGGTACTACAAACTACGATCCGCGCGCCAATGTTCTGGCCATGCGCGCCATTGTCCGCCGCGAGCTGGCTGAGGCGTTCCCATATGCGGAAGACCGTAGTGACGTCATCACTGGTACTACAGAGACGGAGATGTTCAACGAGCTGGACCAAGCCCGCGAGTCTGACGCCGCTGCCAACATCGAGGCCGTGCAAGAGCGCATCGCCGCTGTTAAAAGCGCCCCCATGGTAGACGAGCCCCTGCTCCTTGAATTGGAAAAGAACCTGGCGAACAAGCAGCAGGAGTTCGACGCCAAGTTTAACGAGGGCGGTTCATATCGCGCCAAAGTTGCTGCGGACATTGGGGCTAACCCTGATCCGCTAGTAGAAAATCGCGTTGATATGCAGGACACAAAGGAGACCGGGGTTTCAAAACGCTTGGCAGAGTTGCGTGCCGAGCTGTTGGCGCTTGATAAGGTTTCGGAAAAATTTAGTACTCCAGCCGAGCGGAAAAAATTTAGGGGGAACTCGATTACGGCGCGTAGGCAGGCTGCTGAGGCAGAAATAGAGCTGTTGACGCGCTCAGACCGTGAAACGACGCCGCAGACCCGTTACGTCGAACCTAAAAACCCCCCCGGCAAAGGTACGACCACTCCAGCAGAGCGTGCACGTGCGCGGATGAAGTCTGCCGAAGGTAGGCAGGGGGTTGAAAACGCGGTGGCGTATTTTACCGAGCGCGCGACACAGAGAGACCGGAACCTGTGGAAGGGGTATCAGGCTGAGATCAAGTCCTTGGAGGGCGTAGAGAATTCTACCGCCCGCATCGACGAACTGAAGAAAAAGTCCGACGCGCTTGTTAATAAATACGCCAAGCCTGCGCCCGACACGGCGGTAAGAACTGCCGAACCCGTCGCTAGACAAGTGCGTACAGAACAAAAGCGGGAACCTAGCCCGAACTCCCCGGCAGGGCGTCGCGCCCGTATGCGCGCACTCCTGGCTGAACAGGCCGCTAGAAATGCGGCGAAAGCAGAGGCCGGCGTATCCACAGAAAAAAAGGGTGGGAACAATACCTCGACCGTAAAGAAAAATGAGCAGTCACCTGACGGCATAGACGGGGAATTCACGACGATCAGTGAAGACCGCGCTGCGCTGCGTGAGAAGATGTTCCAGGAGATTTACCGGATCGCCGGCAAGGAGATTGATGTCAAATTCAACCGCCTGGCTTCACAACTGGGCGGTTCGGGCGAGTTCCGCTCCGAAGCGAACAAGAAGCGCATCATCGAGGTGGCAATCGACGCGGTGAACCCGATGAGCGTAGCGCACCACGAGGCCCTGCACGCTGTGTGGCACGCCTTGGGCAGTACCCGTGAAGTGCGGCAGCTCAAGGCCCGGATCGAAGCCGCAGCGTCGCGTCCAGCCGTACTCAGCGCTGTCAAACGCCGCCTATTCGACGCGGGCGGTATGCTAAGCGCCGAACAGCGCGCGGGTATGTCCGAGGCTGAAATCGCCCGGGCCAACGTGCAGAAAATCGAGCAGGTCATGGCTGATCCCGAGGAGCGCGTGGCGTACCTGTTCCAGATGTGGGTAGCCGACCCCGAGATCCGCAAGCTGGTGAACCCGGAGACAGACACCGTGTTCCGCAAGGTCCTGCAGTTCCTGCGCGACCTGGTCGGTGTACTGTCTGAATCGCAGCAGGCCGACCGGTTCTTCATGGCCCTGTACAACGGCAAGCTGAGCAACCCGAGGACTGCCCCGACAGCCATGCGCACGATCATGGGCCAGAGCATGCGCGACAAGTTCGAAAGCGTCGCCGGCCCGGTGGCAGACCTGTATTACAAAGCAGTCAACACTGGCCTGGAGAACATGCGCCGGGCTAACGTCCCGGCCCTGACCGAGCTGGCCGATATGCTCTACAAGGAAGTGAACGACCAGGGTGCGGGTACCGATTTCGTCGAACAACGCGGCCGGATGATGGGCCGCTGGAACGTGGCGATGGGCAAGACGCTGGAGGAGTTCTCCAAGGAAGAGCTGCACGAAGCGATGAAGAACCTGCAGGCCATGCAGCCAGCCACCTCGCCGGCTGAAAAAGCCGTGCGCGAGCTGCTGGATAACTTCTACCGGTATATGCGCGATTCCGGAATCGAAGTCCGTCAGGTCAAGGACTACTTTCCGCGTAGCTGGGACGCTTCAGCCATCGCTGACCGCCCGGACGAGTTCCGCCAGCTGCTGATCGACGAAGGCAACATGGACCTGCTCGCGGCGGACAACATCGTCCAGAACATCCTGCACGGGTCTGGCCAGATCGACCTGGCCGAGAACGAGCACCACCTCGGGTACACACCGTTCGCTGCCTCACACGAAGAGCGGCAGATGAAGTTCATCACCCCGAAGAACGCGCACAAGTTCGTCAAGTTCCAGCACGACGACATCAGCTACATACTGGAGAACTACATCCGAGCCGGCGTGCACCGCACGGAATACGCCCGCATGTTCAACGACGACGGGGCTGTGATCAAGGACCTGATGGACAAGGCACGCGAGCAGGGCGCTACAGAGCGCGAGATCGAGCAGGCAGGCAAGGCAGTGCAGGCAGTCGAGGGCACACTCCAGCAGCACGCGCTGACCCCGCTGATGCGCACCGCTACAGGTGCTGCCATGACACTCCAGAATACCGCCATGCTCCCGCTGGCCGTGTTCTCGCAGTTCATCGACCCGCTGGCCATAGCTGCCCGGTCTGGCAAGCTGTCCGACGCTGGCAGGGCATACCTGCAGGCCCTGAAAGACATCCGCCGGGTATTCAGCAAGTCGCCCGACAAATACCGCGAGCTGGCTGAAATGGTCGGCGCGATACAGGACGACGTGGCTGCCCAGACCATGGCCGGCATGGCCATGAGCATGGGTCAGGTGAACCGCAAGATCAATAGCGTGTTCTTCAAAGTCAACGGCATGCAGGCCTTCAACAACAGCATGCGCGTAGCCGCCACCCGGGCCGGCCTGAAGTACATAAAAGAGAACCTGGCCAACCCGCCGGCGCTCAAGGAGCTAGGCCTGAACGCGCAGGACGTGAAGAATATGCAGTTTGACGAGGACGGCGACCCGATTGTGAACTCGGACAGCATGTCCAGGGCCGTGTACCGCTTCGTGGAAAGCGCCGTATTGCACCCGAATGCGGCTCATCAGCCCACGTGGATGGCTGACCCCCGCTTCGCCCTGCTGGCTCACATGAAGCGCTTCGCCTACGCCTTCGACAAAGTCCTGCTGCAGCGGGGTGTAAACCAGCTGGGCAAGGGCAACTGGAGGCCGATGGCGTACCTGATGGCTGGCGTACCACTGATGATCGCTACCGATATGGTCAAGTGGTCACTGTTCGGGGGGCCCAGTACTGCGAACTGGGGTTGGGCGGACTATATGCAGCACGGTCTGAACCGGGCCGGCATCACTGGCCGGGAGGGGGCGTTTTTCGGGCCGCAGCCGGGCGACGGGCTTATGAATGTGGAGTTCGGCCCCACCCTGGAGAACCTGATGCGGGCCGGCCAGGGCAACTGGGAACAGTTCGCTACCCACACGTTCCTGCCCGCCAAGGTGCTATAATAGGCCGTCGGTGTGTCCTCATGCACTGGCGGCTCTCGCCCGTGGTGGGACGGGTGGGGGCCTTTTCTTAAAAACAGGGGGCCGCGCGAGATATGGCAAAGATTATAAAATTTCCGGCCCCAACCGCTAAAGCGTATCAATTAATATGCCCCGAATGTTCGGGGGAGGCCTTTACAATAATGACCCTGGAAAATGACGGGCTCAATTTAAGCCCCGCGTCCTTCGCCTGCGCGAATGAAGAGTGTGGCCATTTTCACATGGTTCTTATTAGCTGGTGTGACCAGCTGGATCCTGAAGAGGAAGAATAACCGTTTCCTTCCATGCACTCATACGCCATGTTAGCGGCTTCGCGACCAGCGTTGCGCCAGCCGTTTGCGGAGTAGTCGCCATTCTCCGCCACGCACACCGCTATGCGAACCCGAATCGTTTTTGCTTCGCTCACTGCCTGTCTCCTGTGCTTGCGAGAACCACGCGATGCAGCGGACGAGCCGCTGATCGCTGGCGTTAATCAAGCCTGCTGCCAATATTGTCGTACATCCTTTTCACAGCCTCAACATCAACTGGCTTCATGTCAGGCCCGAGCCACTCTCCGGTCAGTTCAAAGATGCGTTCTCGCATCTTGCCGGTTGTTTGGCATTGGATATAAAGATCCTGGTTGGTCTTGCGCCAGCGGTCTTCCCAGTATGCCGCCATTCTTTTTGCTGACTCAAGCTCTGAATTGACGCTCATCATGCGCCTCTCATCATGTTATCAAACCTGCTAATGTCTCCACGGTGCGCTACAAAGCATGTGCCTGTTGGGGCGTGTCGGTTTTTCGCCACAACCATCTTTGTCACGACCGGTCCCGCTGCCTGAGCATATCAATCTCGCCTTGGACCATATCGCAGCAGATTTCACTCACCCGCCTGCGCATGGTGCGCTCCACTTCCTGAAGCGCAGCGGCTATAACCGGTTCCGCCGCTTTCTGCATACTCTCGTTTAGCGCTCGGCGGAAGTCTTCCAGGAAGTTCTGATCGGTGAGCTGAGGATTAGCCATTGCACATCTCCTGCAGGGTCTTCATCGCATGCGCTAAGTGCCGGCGTGTAGCCATGACATCGCCCTCATCAGCCGCAGCGGAGGCCATTTCCACACATAGACGGGCTGTGTCAACGCGTATATCACGCGTGTTGTTGCTGGTGTATGTAGTTACCGTAGTAACTGCGGGCGTTACATAGTCAGTCTTTTTTCCCCAGAACATCGGGTTTCCTCCCTTTATTGCCAAAAACAGATCGCGCCTGATATTTCTTTAACTTGCGCCAGCGGTCTACCTTATGCCTCTTATGTGGGGCGTCTATAACCCTTTCGGTAAGGCGGATGACTTCCCACGAGATGGCGTGAATATATTTATTTTCCATACTTCCTCCAGTTCTTCTGCAACCGCTCGCGCTGGCACTCGCAGCACGACCGGTTCGAAGTGTATCGTTCAGTGTGACCTTTGGAACACGGCACGCTCACATAGCGCTTGCGCCCGCGTTCCACGGCCTGTTCCCTAGCGCGAAGCATGGATTTCCTGCCCGCAAGTTTTGCAGCGCTCGTGAAGCGGCCGCTTTGCGAATAGCTCTTCGGTGTCAGCGTTCAAAAACAGAACACTATTCCTGTTTTTAATAGCCACATATGGGGGTGTAGGATAGTCCATGCGCGCATAGAACATCAGTTCAGGGCTGGACTCGGTAAAAGCCTGGATCGCATCGTCAATGAAATCATCAAGGGCGGTCTTCATACGCACCCCTCTGCACTCTCAACGCCTCTACAAGCCGAAGCGCCTGATACGTCGCATCGTGAAGCGCGTTATGCGCCACAAACTCAGGCATAACAGGTTCAGGTACTTCGGGCAACAGTTTTATCGCCGTACGATAGCACCGGTCGCGGTAGTAAGGGACGAAGCCCGAGTCGATGTGGTGCGCCTTGAGTGCACTGCGCACGATCACAGGATCGAAGTTCGCCCCATTAGCCCACAGGGTGTAATCTTTCGCGAGTGGGCAGCAGTTTAACCATGCGATGAAGTCCCTCAGCGCCTGTACTTCGGGCACCTGACTTGCCATGTTATCGGTAAACTCCTTGCGTGCGGCTTCTTCCTGCCCCATCCACCACAGGATCGTGTCCGGGTCCATCGCGCCTTTGCACGTGCGCAGGTCGATACGCCGGTAGAACTTGTCAGGTCCTACGGTACAGGCGATAGTATCGAACGTCACGGCTCCAATCGAGATGATTGCAGCATTAGGCGCCGTGCTCATTGTTTCCAGGTCCAGCATTACTGCATTCGACATCAGCGTACTCCTCTCGTTTTTTGTTTATAGTTTCTAGCAGTTCTTCCCCGAGTCCAAAGCCTAGAGCAAGCCCGCACCAGTGTAGGAAGTCCTGGTGGAGTTCTTCTGGGCAACCGGACGCAAAAAAATGGTCCATAAACACTTCGGCGGTTTTTATAAAATTATTAGACATTGTTTTTACCACCCTTCGCCGGTACTCTTCTCGAAAATCGTTTATCGTTCGTCCATCCATATAAGGAGCTTCTCCGCATTCGGACTGTACCCACGGGCTATCAACTCGTCCATAATTTCTAATTGCCAGGGGATCTGCCCACTGGCAGCTACCCCCGACAACAAGAGTCTATGCAAGTCGTCGAAATCCCGGTGGGCCAGCGCAGTATCAGACGCGGCTTGCCTACGCCAGTGGCTCATACAAATCGACAGAATAAAACAGAAAACCAAACTAACGGCGAGATAAGCCACGACATAAAACATACTGCCCCCTTAGCCGTTATTCACGAGCAGAATTTCGGGGCGATCAGCCAGCGTCGACAGGTCGAAAGCGTCGTCAAGGAACAGCATGAACGGGCCGATGAACTCGCGGCCAATAACGAGACGTCCGTACGGGGTGTCTGCCCACACGTTGTCGTTGTCGCCTTCGAACACACCAGCGACCTGTATGACGTAACCCTGTTCAAGGCTTGCGAAGATCGGCGAACTTTCTTTCATTTGAAATAACAGTTTCATGGTTTTCTCCTAAGTTAAATTTCCAACGAACCGGTACACTCTCTAACTCTATGCGCCAAGTTCACAACACGACGCGCTTGGTCTGATATAGCCCCAGATAAAATACAAACATCACACGGAACTGGTGAAGTTTGCTCCTTACAAGTCGCGTCGCCGTTAGACCGGATTGGACGGAGCCTTTCCAAAAGAGATAATACGCATTCTTCCAGATAGGTGATGTTTGTGCCAAGTTCACACAACGATTCTTCTACTGCGGGGCGTTTTGTTGCTTCATTTTGAAGTCCTCCGCCTATTGCAATTGCCATAATCATCTCCTCGGTATTACGCCCCGACAGTCGGGGCAGATGTAGTGGGTGGTTCTGTCCTGTTCGAGACTATAAATCGCGATCTTCCTGCCAAAGTGTGTCTGGCCGTAGGCCTCCCTGCGGTCTTCAGGTATACGGTCCCCCCGAAGCTCCACACCACAGTGCGGGCATTTTTCTTCGGGGGTTTCGTAGATCACGCAATCCTCCAGCAGCGCCACCCGGTACCGTGTTTCTGGATAGAAAACCTGAAACCGGTCCGCTTGGTGTTCGACGCTGCGCAGGCTACTGCACGACGGGCGTCTTCCTTGCAGGTCAAGCCGAAACTGTCACCGATTTCCATGTCGTGGAACGGGTACTTGCGGATTCCGCCGATACCAGGCGTATTTGGCATGGGGATGCCTTTATCAATCGGAAGCATTCTGTTTCTCCTTTTTACGTCGTTCACGCCGATGACGGATGTCGTCGGCCATTGTCTGGAATAAAAAATAGCCTGTGACCAAGGCCAAGGCTATGCTGTACAAGGCACCCGATAAATGCGCGGTGCGATGTATTACTGAATGGTGTCCCATCTGGAATCTCCGGTCTGTGAATAAATCCAGTCAGCCACCTGTTGGTTGCTGACCAGACGGCTTCGCAGCTCGTCCGGGGTAAGTGGATCGAGCCACGCACGATCCCGATAGATAACACCGCCTTCTGGCGTTCCAAGCACAACTGCTACATTGCGCCCTTCATCCAACCTGTTTCCAAGCCACCGCTTCTGGCGGTCTGATAAATCGGGGAGGACTACGGTTCGCTTTGGTATCGCTTGTATGTTCTTATATTCAACCCACAGGTCTCCTTCCACTCCGCTGTACCACACGTCAGCGGTACCGGAGCGGTAGGGGTTGTGCATCTTCTCGTAGTAGACGCGCCCGGGCAGTTTCTTGTGGATCAGCCCGATGTAGCGGGTTTCAGGTTTTACGCTCATGGTTTGCCAAGACTTGAGGGGTGCGGGCAACCACGTATTGCTGCGGCGTACTCGGCTTCTGACATAGGAATAATCGCCCCGCATGCTCCATGGCCGGTACTTCTGTTCCGTATCTCCAGCTCGATCAGAGCCAGCGCGTTCCATGCAAAGTGGGCCATGTGTGACAGCCCGGAATCCGGGTCGTCATGTTCACCGCTACATTTCTTCAGCCAGTGGCGCATCATAGCGTCTTCATACCGTTCGGCCGCGTTAGGCACAGCCAGCCACCCTGAAGGTGAGTACTTACTAGCGCCGAACGTGCCGACTTTACACACTTCTGTCAGTGCGTTGGAGAAATCCCCAAGCACCAGGGCCGCACGGAGCTTGCCGTGGTCCAGCTTGGCACCAGCGGCGTGTGGGTCAGTTCCGAACGGGTCTTTCTCATCAGGGGGTGCCATGGTCACTCTCCTCCAGCACGCTGATGCGCTTGATCAGGTTCTCCTGCGACTTCTCCAGGGCCTTGATCTTGCGCTTGATACTCTTGAGTTCCAGTTGTGCTTCCTGCAGGCTGGTCTTGCGGGGTTCGGGGGGCTTGGCAGCCCCCTTCAGCCCGAGGATCATACTCGGCTTCCTCGCCATAACTCCCCCTTATCTGCGGACTCCGCGTGCAGCTTTGGGAGGCTCGTAGCCAGACACGTCAGGAGGCGTGGTCAGGCGCTGCTTGGCTTCATCGCGGTTAGCCATGAAGAGGGGCAGTTCCTCGGCCGTCAGCGGTGCGATCAAGTCGAAGAGCGGGGTAGCGTACTGCTGGGTGGTGTCCATGGATACCCGGGTCTTGACGCCCAGTGGGATGGTCTTGTTGCGCACTGCCAGGTTGCTGACGTAGGCATCGAAAGTCTTGATGCTGGCTGGCGGTACTGACAGGATCCACACAGGCGCGTCGCCCTCGGTTGCATCGGCTGGCGTTACTGCCACCAGACGGCCGTTCTTGCAGGCCTTGCCCTTGCCGTTGATCGCAGAACCGAACTGGTTATGCGGGCAGCCTGAGCAGGTATCGGCCTGGCGTACCGGGCTGGTAGCGTCAGGAACGAGCAGCGAGGGCTCAGGGCCAATGGCGAAGCAGGCAGGTGGATGAACCACGTCCTTGTCGTATGGGCGGTCGTAGTAGAAGTTGGTACTGACGAAGTCGATGATGACGACTTCCATTTCCGCGCCTTCAGAGCCGTCCGGGGCGATCAGGGCCTGACTGTTCTTATAGCGGATGCGGTCGCCTGTGGGGGCTGCGATACGCTTGTGGATCAGGGCTGCCTCGGCGGCGAGTTGGGCTTGGATATCCAGCGGCATGCTGGCGGTGGGACGTTCGGCTTTAGCCATGTTGACTTACCTCATTTGTTGGTTCGCATCTGGATTTGACGTTGTAAAAACGGCACAACGCCGGGTATTCTACCACGTTTTTCAAATAACTCACGACATCCTGTCACTGAGGGTCTACGTTCGAGTAGGTGGTAGTATTTCATCCGATGTATGTATTTGTAGAAGCTGTCCCAGTCCTCTACGGACGGCTTTACACTCTCGGTAACCGTGACGGAGGCTTTGGCACCCGCCGCCCTGGTCATTCCTTCTGCGTCCATCTGCTTCAACAGCTCGACTTCAATCGCTTCACGCTCCGCGTTTAACTCCTTGATTTCCCCTTCTTTTTTTCGCACTGCTTCGCGTATCTTGAACATCGCGTCGATCTTGTCATTGATCGTTAAAAGCTCTGGCATGCTCTTCTCCTTCACGTCTCAGGTTGGTTATCCCACAATTCGCGGTCTATTTCCCGCATTTCAAAAACCTTGTAAATCGGCAAACTCTCATGATCTCCCTTAAACAGTTTTACAGCTTCAGCTGGCGACGCCGCCCAACAGTAATAATCTTCATCGCCGTCCTCTGTGAAGAACAAGATCTGATACATAGTTCTTTGAGTGTGGACAAGTTTGCAGTCCTTCGCGTCGACTATAAACCGCGCGCGAGTTCTCGGGTGTTCAATGTCTATCTCGAGCCCCGTCTCGTGTATGCGCATACACATGTAGCGCTCGCCTTTATAACCGACCCAATCGCCGACAGCGATACCGTTTGTTACGAACGTGGTTACGGCCATCACCCACCCCTCTTCATACAACTACACTCATTGACCTGTGTCATCCGCCCCATCTTGGTACGGATAATCCCGGACCCTTCACACAGCGGGCACACCTTGCGCAGCAGGAAATCGCGTGCACGGCATACCTGCATGAACACTTCTACATCACCGCCCTTATCGGGGTGGTTGTCCATCAGCAGCTTCTTGCAGTGTGCCTTGATCACCGCATCCTCGGCATCTTCGGGCAGCTTCAGGACGACTAGCGCCTGGCTCCTATTTCGTATCAGCATTGACCTTCTCCAAAACGGGGATATAGGAAAAGCCGTGCTCGCCTATACGGCAGATCTTGGCCAAGTAGGCCAGCTTGGAGCACTCGTTATTCGGGCAGTCTTTCAGGTGCACGTGCGCCTGCTCCTCGCCGCGAATAACTTCGCCACAAGGAGTGCGGTACATGCCTTCGAACAGGTCGAGTTGGATTTCACTTCGAGTAACAGACATCGTGGCCTCCTTCTGCCGCGAGTGGTAGGCCTTCGGCCCAAGGTGGCGCAGTTGACATGGTCTCGATCATGAAGCGCAAGCACTCATCGGCTTCGTCCTCTTTGGCCAGGCATACGATTTCGTCGTGTGACATGGTGACTACACGGTAGCGCTCACTGATCGTCAACATCTGACCAGCTACGATACACCGTGCTAGGCTCTGGACCCAGTTTTCTGTGGCAGACCCACCGTAAATGTAGGTCTTGACACCGCGTTTACCTTCGTACCACGCGTCACTCAACCGCGCACGACCGCTACGGTCGTAACGGATTTCTCCGCTCAGGTTGGCGTACTGCATGAAGAGCCCGTTGGGCATCTTGATGAAGCCCTTGCCCCATGTAAGCGGGCCGTACGAGCCGGTATTGCCGAGAATCATGTCAATCAGAATTTCTTCAGCGCGGCGCCACATACCGACGATCGCCTTATTGGCAGCCCGGTACGCAGCGACGATACGTGTGGTTTCTTCGGTAGGTAGTACGACTTTCGGCCCCATGGCACCTTTGGCCAGTGTGTCGTTCAGCTTGCTGCCCCCCATCCCGTACCCGAGGCCGAGAACGCAGACCTTACCTACGAAGCGCTGCTCCTTGTCAACCTGGTCTTCCGGGACGTTGTAAATCGCCGAGGCCATCATCTTGTAAACGTCGCGCTTGTTAGCGAACGCTTCGATAATGGCGTGCTCGCCGGACAGCCACGCGAGTGTACGGGCTTCAATCTGGGCACTGTCTGCTACAACCAGGCGATAACCGGGCGGGGCTAGTAGTGAACGGCGCAACTCGCCACCGCGCATCAGGTTCTGGAGGTTGAGCTTGTTGCCGCCACTCCACCTGAACGTGTGGGCGCCGCAGTATTTCAGGTACACAGGAATAGGCGCGCCACATTTGCCTGCTTCGAGGAAGCGCAATGCCCGGGTCTCGTTCGTTGTTGTTTTATTTCGGACCCGGGCATTACACAGCGCTTGGACCACTGGAGTGCCGTTTTCCATGAGGTCCACGAAATCGAAATCTGTCTTGGCGAAGGCGTACGTCGGTTTCTGTGTAGTCAGGCTGATCTTCATCGGCGGTTCCACGCCTTGCGCCCGGAGCAGATCAGCGAATTTCTCATTGCTCTGCAGCTCGGTGACAGTACACAGTTCCTTGACGAACTCGATCGCCTCCTGTTTCTCCCGCACTTCGCGGTCATACTCTGCCCGGCATCTGGCTTCGTCAAGGTAGATAACGGGATCGCAGAACATGCGCAGCGTCAGGTCGATCAGGCGCAGCTCGTCGTCTGGCACGTAAGTGTACAGTTTATGGAACAGCGCGTACGTGTCGTCACAATCGTCGGCGCAGTACTCGCCCAGCGCCTTGAGTTCTTCCTTCGACAGGTCGCGCTTGCCGAGTGTGTTGACCAGCGCGTGCGCCTTGGTCTTGCCGCTCAGTCCGTGGAGCCGGGCCAGGAAGTCCAGGCCTACCTTGGAGTTAGCTCCGTGGGCGGCCAGGGCCATGCACATGGTATCCATGTAGAAGCCCGGGTGCACGCCGTAGTGTTCGTGCAGGATGAAGCCGTCGAAATAGGTGTTGTGGCACAGAAGTGCTGTGTTGTCCCAGTCGATTTTCTGGATTTCCTTTTCAGCCTTCGCGCCAGTATACCAGCGCGTCTTGCCCTGCTCGATCTTGATCCCCACACCATGCGCCTTGAACAGCTCGTGCCGGACGTACTCTGACAGGTTCAGGAACGGGCTCTTGAGTGAATACACCTTGGCAGTGTCGTAGTACGTCTCGAAATCGAGAGTGACGATCTGGTATTCGCGGTTACGGATTTCGATTGTCATACCTTTTCCCGTTCCAAGCGCTTGTGTACGCTACTCCAGTAGTTGTGTCCTTGTGGAGAAGACCCCCAGTTAAAAAACCAGAATAACCACGATGATGCACAGTTTCTTTTAAATTCTGGCAGAGGTTTATCAAGAACGTTTGTATCAGGACTGCTCAGCGCCGTTTCCAGCGCTTCCATTTCTTCATGAGTCAGGTATGTGTGCATATCGGCGTAGGTTACCACGATTCTTTCTCCTCTCTTTCGAGCAAGGATTGATACGTATCGAACCAATAATAGGGCCCTTGGGGTGAACTCTCCCAGTTGAACAGATCGTGGATCCAGTCGGAGGCGCACGGGCGTACGAGATCTGCGACGGTGTATTCTGTGAACACGGTGCGGGAGTCTATAAGCGCAAGCTCCAGCTCTTGCATGGCACTTTTACGCAAGAATTTGTGGATATTATTGTATGTGACGGAGGCCATCTTGCCACCTTTTGTTTAATTTATTGCTGAGAGCGTCCCAATAATCGTGTCCTTGTGGGGTTTTTCTCCAATACAGGGTTCGATCTATAAAACTGCGTGGTGTTCTGGCTTTGAGTTCTGGGAGTGGGGGTAAGCTTGAGCCCCTTCTATACCCACCGGCAGATTCCCATGCGATGTCGAACGCTTCCAGTTCCTCAGGAGTCATGAGCTGCAACATGGTGATGTAAGTTATTGGTTTTTCTGAATCCACGTTCTCGTTCTCCTGGTCTGGTATACCGTTTATGTTGTCTCTTAAAAACCGCTCCACAAACCCGCGGTTTTGCGCCGTTTGAAAAGTATTAGCCGCCCACGCAGCACGCGCTTCATTAGTCAGTACGCCGAAGTCAACGGTTGGGCGGGTAGTAGTCACATCTCTAACTAGCGCGGCAGCCCTGCCACCAGGGTTTCGTCATGAGAGCTCCTTGAGAATTGACAACATGTTGAGCTGACGAACATTTTTCGCGGTCATTTTTTCATATACCTTCGTCTCGATGGTGCCTTCAGCCAGGAGTGTGATCGTCTCGGTCCGCTGGGTCTGGCCTGCACGGTACGTACGCCGGTTACCCTGTACAAAGTGCTCAAGGTTATACACCGGGCTTGTCCAGATTGTCGTCGTCGCCTTGGTCAGTGTCAGGCCGTGTGCGGCAGAAGCAGGGTGTGCCAGGAAGACGTGGTAGAACCCGGCCTGGAACAGGCGTACGGCCTCCTCACGATTCTTGTCTGTCGTCGTTCCATCAACCAGCGTGTAAATAATCCCGCGCCGGTCGAACTCCTCTATTAGTCCATCGCGCTGGTGCCGCCAGTTGAAGAACACGACACACGGGTTGGTACGCTCCTGTACGAGCTGTGCTACAAGCTCGTAGCGGTCGAGATCCACGACTGAGTATTCTTCCTCGTCACCATACACAGCGCCTGAGGCAATCTGCAGGAGTTTGTTGGCCACAACTGCAGCATTGATGGCAGACACCACCTCGTTGTTGTTCACGAGTGTGATGGCCGCCTTCTCCATTTGGTCGTATGCCTTGCGCTGCTTGGGCGACATCTGGTATGGCATAACAGTCTGGAGATTCTCCGGAATATCGTGACACTGTTCGAAGATATTACGGATCGTGATGTCTTTCAGCAGCCCGCCGACAGCCAGCTCTGCGCCGTCACGATCTTCCCACTTGACCATGTTAGGGTCAGGGCCGACTTGTTTTGGCGAACACACTGAAGCACGGAACTGGTAAAAACTTGTCCCCAGTCGCTTACCGTCGTCGATGATGAAAATCGGGTGCCACAGGTCTGCGATGGTGTTGGAGTTTGGCGTTCCTGTCAGGCCAGCGCGGTTGATGAAGTGCTTGCGGATCTTGGCAAGAGCCTTCGAGCGCTGACTGGTGTGATGCTTGAACGCGGTGATCTCGTCGATAACCAGCGTGTCAAACTTGGCGAAGAAGCGCGGCGGCTGTTTGGCCAGCCACACGACTGCGTCGGTATTGGTAATGTAAGCGTCAGCCTCGCGTTGGAAAGCCTCTTCACGCTTGGCCGCCGGAGCAACAGAGACTGTGATCTCTGGTGCGAATTTGTGGAAATCGTTCTCCCACGCTGAGCGCAGGAGGGATTTCGGGCAAATAACTAGCAGGCACTTGCCACCACGTTGCCGCCTGATCCTGAATGTCTCGATCTGCACGCGGGTTTTCCCGCAGCCGGGGTCTGATGAATCGAAGACTCGTGGGTTATCAAGACAGAACTGTACGTCCCTGACCTGGTGGTCGTAAAGTGGCGGTGGCGTGCGCATAGAACCTCAGCATAGGTTAGTTATGGGTAAAGATTCGCTGGGATTCGCTTTGAATTGGTGCCCGGGTGGGAGTGCCCGGGGCTAGCCTTAACGCAGCTTCCTCGTTTCCCTTCGGGGGAAGGTCTTACACTCGGGTGTTGAGTTCCGCTACCAGTGCGTCGATGCCGGTCTGGATGCGGGCAACTTCTGCAGTGATGTAGGTAGATTCAACGCCTGTGTCTTGCAGGTCCCGGATGGCTCTCTTGTCTGCCTTGATGGCGTCCATGATTGCCTGGGGAGACAGCGACGTGATGTCGCGGCCGCGGTATTGCTTGATGTCTTGAACGATTGGTGCTGACATATCGAATTGCTCCTTTTGAGCTGGTTTGGATTCTGTTGAGTTGATGCAGGAAAAGCGCTGCCCTTCAATAAAGTGGCGAGTGGCAACGAGCGTTTCCAGTGGGAAGTGTTTCCACGCCGGATGGTTAGGTGGGAGGGCTTCCGCCAAGGTGCCTGGCGAGCGCACCAAGACGGAAGTTTCCGAACCAGCTACGCAGATTATTACTCCTGCGTAGTTCATCTCAGTTCCCCTTGGCGCCTTTAACCAGGATAACCCGGTCACCGTCGCTCAGGGTAGTAGAGGTAGTGGCGTCTGCGCCGTTGACTTTCAGGGCTTCGCCTGACTCAACGCGCATGCCCAGTTGGCCGAGTGCGTCACCTACGGAGGCGCCATCGTTCAGGGCTACTTCCTGGACAGTGCCAGGTACACGAGCTACACGTACATTGATCATGGTATTTCTCCTCATGAGAGTTGATGTGGACGTTCGAATTACCCTTCACGTTGTCCAGGCGTTTCAGGATTGGTTAGACGACAGCAATTCGTAGTGGGCGAATCTCTGCCGTTTTTTCTCGAACAGGTTGTGCACCGGTTCGATAAACTGTAGAACTTGTCTTCACCGCAGATACACGGGCGTTCGCGCTTGTAAATGCGCTCGCGGCGCGCGATGGCTGCTGTGCGGGCGTCAGACATCTTGTTTCTTATGATGGTCTGGCCCTGGCGACACAACGAAGCGGGTTTCGTGCCCACACTCGTCGTTCAGGCGCTTACGCTCACGCTTCGCTACCATCTTGTCACCGTAAAATGTCGTGCCGTGCTGTTTTCCGCTCTGGGTATCCGTTATCTGGAACAAGCGCTTCATGTACTACTCCTCAGACTGTGTTGTTTTTGACTTCTTCTTTCAAGGCCGCTACCCACTCTTTATCTGAGAAGTCCCACTGTACTTCAATCCCTCGAGTTGTCCGCTTGCCCACCCAGACAGGGGTCAAGTGAATACGGTGATGCTTGAGCAGGGCCGTGAACTTGTTGGGGCTTGATGGTACCTTGCCATCGCACCAGTCATACATGGTGTACAGGTCATCCCGTGACAGGGCACAGGGTTCTGTACGTTCCAGTATGCCCAGGAGCAGCTCTCGATACCGCATATACTTGAAGTGGTTCGGGTTGGTTATCGCCCCACTCTCCGGCGGTTTTTGTGACGGGAGCTGATCCCAGAAAAATCCGAAATTGCCTGCCAGCAGGGCGTCACTTACGACGTCCACGGCTGACCGGCTGATGTCTATCAATGTCTCACGTGCCTGGTTGATCAGCGGCGTGCGAGCCATGTCGCGGTTCGCCGGGTAGTGCATCAGGTACGCATACATCTGCTTGAGTTCTTTCTCGATCGAGTCCACCTCGGTGGTCGTGATCTGGAGCTTGTTGAACTGGTATGGAGCCACGTTGAAGCGGCGGTCGTCCGGCGACACCTGTAGCGGCTCGGACTGGTTACTCATGAAGAGCATGTTGTTGTAGTTCCGGGACATATATGCCGGAGTGTACATCTTGCGGATCGAGATACTCGGTTCCACGATCAGGTTCTTGAGCTTGGCAGTGATCTTGGCGTGGTACAGCGAGCTGCCCACCTCGATCTCGTCAATAGCCGTGACGAACTTGTTCTCTACGAAGCCTGTGAACTCACTCTCCAGCTCCTCCATCCGCTTGGCCGAGGTGTTGTGCTCTCCGAGGATGGGGGCAATGATATGGTGGAACAGCAGGCCTTTGCCCGTCCCCTGCGTGCCGTGCAGGACCCAGGCGGTGCCTGTCCGGTCCTTGAACTGCACCACACAGGCCAGCCAGTTGAGGAAGCGCAGTACACACTCCTCGTCGTCGCCCAGTACGTGCCTGATGATCTTGTTGCACACGGGAGGGATAGTCGTCACCTTGGGGGGCGAGCGGTCCTCCATGTACACGCTTGGTACGTACGTGTTCACGGTGCGGTTCATCACATCGAGAGTGATCTCGCTGTGGGGGTCGAACACCAGGTCCCAGTCAGGTACATAGTCGCCTACCGGCTGCCCGTGCTGCTTGAGGAAGTGCTTGAGTTGTGTCTCGTTCTTGGCCATGGCCAGGTTCAGGCGGCTTGTCTCGCCATCGAAGGTGCCGTTATAGTAGTTACCGGTCCGAAACTCCCTGAAGGCCAGGTAGATCGTTCCAGAGGTGTCTGGCTGGTAGTCCTGGGCACGTCGGGCAATCTCGGCCCAGTATTCGGGCAAGAGCTCGTCAGTTTTATAGACTGGCTCGCCCTTGAAGTTGTATATAAACGACGGGTTGTTCTCCGGGTGGTAATACGCCCAGGAGTCCCCGCCGTTGAGGTTCAGGTAGACAAAGCCACGTTCGATCTTGATGTCCGTCACGGTGGCCGTGTCCGGGTTCTGCATGTATTCCACAGAGCCCTGTACCTTGTACTTCGTGGTCTTGCGCTTGGGCATGCTGCTGCCGAGACGCAGCTCGTTGATCCGTTGGTCTGACAGGTTCCTCAGGGCCTCACGTTCGAGGACCTGGGTGCCAATAGCTAGGCGCCGGCGCTTGCCTTTGTGGAATGAGATTCGGGCCTGTCCGGCCAGGGGGTCTTCCATGTTCTCGAACAGCGGTGGTGCGATGTATAGCAGCTTGTCGTTCTGGCAGGTCGTGATGTCGAGCCCCCAGCGTAAGCTGCAGTTGGTACGTGTGAGTCGGAGCTGCTCCTTGAGCCGTGAGCAGGTCAGATTCAGGGTCATCAGCCAGCGCTTCAGGAACTCGGGGGTCCTGGGCGCGTCGAGCATCATGAAGATGTGGCAGCGCAGTTCGGGGGCGCCGCCCACGCCCTGGCTGGCAGACCACTGAAGGATGTAGTCCGTCTCACCACAACCCACGTCCTGGAGGAACTGGTCCACGGTCGAGTACCCGCCAATCCCGTCCAGGTCCAGGCACACCCACTCGGTCTTCTGCTTGGGGTCAGTGCTGCCAGCCCGGGACTCGGAGACGAGGGGGCGGGCCAGCTCGCCTTTCAGGAGACAGTGCCCTTGCCCCGCGTGCTGTTGTATCAGGGGGAATAGGGCCTCGAGCGTAGGGACCTGGTATTCGAAAGAATTTACTTCATAAACAAAGGGATAGGGCGTCTTGTTTATGTTACCTGACCTGGTCTGGCTGTAAGTCTTTGTTATTGGGAACTGCGCACTCAGGAAATTGATCTTCATAAAGCACCAGACTGTGTGGGTATGTCAGGATATCCCGTTACGGGCTAACCGGCAATATGCTCCCCCAGTCTGGCATTGAAGACGCGGTCGTCAAGGTCTTCGTCAGGAATTGTTGGGGATTTCTTCGGCTTGGTGGCTTCATTATCGAAAGGAACTACGATTTCGACGGTGTCGTTATAGCTGTCCCATTCAGGGCGTATGATGATTTCATGGTCTCGAAGGTTGCGGTCCGAATTGGGGTCTACGATATTTACGTAGAAATCCTGATCAGTCGAACGTCGGATTGCATCAAGTGCTCTTTCGAGGAACGCCAAATCTTCAGGATAGTCTTCGAGGCCACAATTTTTGGCAAGTTTCATTACGAAGTCATTGAATTTCATGTTGTTTCTCCTATCGTATAAGTAAAAAAAGATTGGTGTGTTTGTTTTTCCAGTGGTCTGGTGAAAAACCTGGCGTTTTGTTCCAGGCAAACGTGTGGAGCATTAAATTGGCATAGTTGTGAAACGACTGGTTTTTAGAGGGTATGCGGGCTTTTTCTGCTGCCGCGTATTCTTCTTCGGTCAGGATGTCTTTGAGGTCTTCAAAACGCAGCATTGTTTGGCCCGTCATCCAGCACTTCCAGTCGTCCATGTATAGCTCGCCAAAACTCTATGCCTTGTGGTGCGCGGCTCCAGGTAAAGTTTTCAAACAACCATTCTGCGTAGGAGTTGCTTTCTTCTCTTTTTAATGCGGGCTTGGTAGAAGCGATGAGGTTCAGGGCCTCCCACTCTTCATCGGTCAAAACGTCGTGCATGTCGTTGAATGTAATCATTATTCAAGTTCTCTACGTAGACGGTCGTGGACTCTGTTCCAATAATGCCACCCTTCTGGAGTGACTTCCCAAGTGCACATGCCTAGGATATAACGCCAATAGTTTTCAGAGACACGCGTTCTGGAAATTATGCTGTTTTTTGCTAAGCGGTTCAGAGCCGCCCACTTCTTGGCAGTCAAAACATCGCGCATGTCGTTAAACGTGCTCATTGGAGTATCTTTAACCGGTCGTAAACCTTGCCCCAAAAGGCCGAGTTTGTACGTTGCTCGTAAGGCAGTGCTATCCAAACAGCTTGAAGAAGGTCGGCATAGTTTGGAGCCATGGTTTTTCTGGCTGCTGGGGAATTGCGCGTTAAAAACACAAGTTTTGCAAAATCTTTGTCAGTCAGTACATCGCGCATGTCGTCGAATGTGAGCATATTAAAGCACCGCAAAACGGGAATAGACACTGGACCTGTAATCATATCCTTGTGGGGTACTGGCCCAGTTATGGAACTTATACAGCCATTGTTTATAACTTTTGGCTGTAAAGTTTCGAAGGTAAGTTCTAGAGGACGCTTTATGTAAAGCTGTCCATTCTTCATCAGTTAATACGCTACGCATATCTTCATACGTAATCACTTGACCTCCTCGAACTCCTCGGGGTCTACCAGTACTATGTCCTCAGAAATCAGTACTACGGCCGATTCATCAGTCATCCAGTGATTATCACTTTCGAAGCCAAATTCTTCGCCAAGCTTGACCTCGCCTACGGCGTACATTTCCATGGCAGGATCGTCGTGCATGACCATAGCGACGGGGGTATCGGGTGGCAGGGTTACCAAGGCTTCTATGAGCTGGATTACGGTTAACATTCTGTGAACTCCCCGAGTGAAGTTTCGGTATACTGCTTTTCAGGATCTGGGTATGTTCCGTCCATTTTTATGAACGGTGGAATATGGCAATACACATGATTAATTGCGTCTTCAGGTTCGTATCGTGTAACCCGGTTTATGATGGTATTTATTACGCCTGCGAAGTCCAGGCGCTGTTTGTTTTCTGTCTGAAGTTCGCGGGTTCCGAGGTCATTCTGAATATACGACTGCAAGCGCGGTGTCATTTGTAGAGGGTGGTATTGTCGTCCGACTCGTCGGCAGTGTTTCTGTCGCCACCCTTCGCACTTTATATTCAGGTATCCAGCGCGCCACGTGTTTCTCACATCGCAATTTATCGTAAAAGCCTGGAGTTTCAGCTTGAACGGGCCGCCGCTATTTATAAGGCTAAATCCGCCATAGTGATGAAACACAGTACCCTGCTTAAAGGTCAGATATAGATTTGAATGATTTACGAGCGATATGCGGTCCAGTTGCGGATGTTCACACCGTATAAGGTCTATATGTTCGTCTGAAATTACTTCTCCAGTCTGAACGAGGTCAGTTAAATCGGCTCCTTGTACAATCAAGTTGTTGATTTCCCGGCAACGGGCATACTCTGCGAATGGCGCGTAGTAGTTAGCCATCTATCTCTGCTCCTACAGGGGCTTCGGCCATAATACGGTCCAGTTCAGCCATAGTGGGATCTACTGCCGGGCGCGGACGTTGTCTAGGGGCTTCGGCTACGTGGTCTGCTTCCATAACAACCGTCGGGGCTGTAACTACGGCTGTGGCTGGCTCGGCCGGGGCTTCTACTGGCTTCTTCCGACGTACCCGCTTGGGTTTGGGCGTTTCAGCTACGAGCGGTTCAGCTTCAGCCACTGGTGTGGCCGCTGCGCAGGCCTTCTCATACTGGATTTTCCACACAGTGTCGTACGTAGTCTTCCAGAACGCCATCCACTCGCGTTTCCACGGGCGTGGTTTGATCGTACCAGTGAATTTCGGAACGAGCTCCTTGATCGGGGCTGTGAAGTAGTCACTGGCTGCGTACAGTGAGCCGTCGAGTCGGCGTACGAAGATCTTGCCAGAGGGCGCCGAGATAAGGTCGTTATCTGTCGGTATGTTTCGTGGACCGGCGCAGTTCCAGACGACGCCTTGAAGTTCCATCTGGAAGGAGGCCGGGGTTTCCACTTCTTCGACACAGACCTTCGCTGTATTCGTGCGGTAGTCGATAACGAAAGTGTTTTCTTCATCAGCCAGTTGCTCACGATCAAAAAACATGCGCGGCCAGCTCTCGCCTGCCCGGTCACCGTCGGCGTTAACCTGGCTCAGGAACAGATGGATAATTTCTAAATACATGACCAGGTCATTAGTTCTCCAGGCTTGTATTAACGGGTCGGCGAAATCGCCGAGACATGCCTTATTATCACCCATGATGTGGGGGTGTGGGGAATTGGTCAGGAACCCGCTGTCGTAGCCGTTTTCGCCGATTGCGTGGAATTTAACCAGACCTGCGCTTCCATGAATGTAAACATTCATCGGTTTGATCGGGATCTTGTTCTCGAAAACCTGGAAGCGTGGATTAACGCGGTTGATTGTTGCCAGAATCGGCTTGGTAGTGATTTTGATCTTGCCGTCAACCATTCCTACATCAGCGACAAACTCGGGCATAGCCGCTTTAAGCTGTTCTTTGGTGTAGGATTTGATTGGGGTCTTGGCCAGGTCGTCTTCGAACTTGGCTATTGCAGCTTCGTATTTCTTGATCTGACTTTGAAGACCTTTGATCTCGTCTTCTTTTCCTTGTATAGCTTGGGAATACTCACGAATCGCTGACTCAAAACGTGAATCTTTCCAGGCATATTCTTGTAGTTCGGATGGAAGTGGGTTGTCTTTGAAGAAAGCTTTCCATGCACTGAAGTGTCGGACCACCTTGTCACGGCTTTCTATATATTGTGTTTTACTTTTTTCCTCGTTGGCAATAGCTTCGACATAGTGTGAAATGTCGCGTTTCAGACTGGCAATCTTGGTAGTTATATCATTGGGAAGGGCATAAGTCGTAGTCATCAGTATCTCCCGATGTCATCGAAATTATTGTACCCGGCGCCGCCGTATACTGGAGCGATCGTCTGGCGCTGGTATTGATATGTGCGTTTCTGGACATTGGTCGTGATCAACTGGTCAAGTCGCGTACGAGTTTCTTCAGGAAGTGAGTACTGTACCCGTTGTGGCACGCACTGGTGAATGACCCGGTTGGTCACGTCATAAACGTCTACCTTCGAATCACCGCGCTTGTTGTAAATACCGCGGATGAATCGTGGGCAATCTTCCAAGTACTCGGCGATCTGTGTTT